TAAGGAAGAACAACCTTGGAACATATTAAGGGCGAAGGTTACATTATCCATCTCTATATTTCTCAAGTCTAATCTGGTCAATGAACTGCAGCCTTCAAACATTCTTTCAGTACTACTACCACTAAATGTCCACCCACTTGTATCTATATCAACAAGAGAATTACAAAATCTAAAAAGGTAATCCGTTCTTAAATCTAGTCCATACTTAGTTGTCACTTTTCTTAGTCTTGTACAACTAGCGAATGCAGCTCTAGTCTCAATAGAAAGGTAAGGAAGTGATATTTCTTCTATACTACTATCCTGGAATGTAAATCTCTTCAGGTTTTTAAAGTATACAAGTTCATTAAACCTCCTTATATTTTTATTTCTAGGTATTAATACGTCTTCCGTTGCAAGTGCTTGTTCATAGGTTACCTCTCCCGCTATACCTCTTACACCTACCTTACCATAAGCACTATTAGTAATTCCTCGTTCACCACCTATATTAGCAACCAGCCAATTTTTTATCTCAGGATCTTCAAACGTCATTATTGTCCCGCTATATGTCTCGAATCCCCTCTCAACATCCTTAGCGGTCCTGTAAAATATATTCTCTTCCATATCTAGTAATCCATATTCTCCGTCCACTAATCTCTCTACGAACTTCAGTCTTTCTAGTGGTAAGTTCTCAAGATTAGCAACCCTTCTAAGCTCTTCCATGGGGGTAGTCGTCCTGAGCTCTACAAATCTATCCTTTACACTCCCCTCTAGTACATGATGAAGTCTTGTTATTAAGCTCATCTTGACTGTCCTCCAAATTCAAGCACGCCATCAACTATCGTGCAGGTATAGATGTGGTTAGGTAAGATTATGAATGTCCTAGGTACCTTAACACTACTTGGGAATGTGATTCTAGGTATTGTAGTGCCTGTTGTAAATCTTAGTGCATATTCGTTTACATACTCACTACTACCTTGTCCCAGTGCTATTGTTAGGTTCCCACTAAGTTCACCTGTCCACTCTGTGAAAGTACCAGGCTCTATTGTTACATTCAAGTCCGTCCCTGCGTCCTTTATTACCTTCACAAGCTTTCCACTCTCACCTTGTTCACCTTTTACGTACTTCTCTGTCTTATCGAATCTAGACTGCTCACTATTCCATTCGTATACATAGTTGTCAGTCCCGACATAAGGAAGGTGATCTCTAATTTCTTCTACACTACCTGCGGCGCTTGTTAATTTATTTTTCAGCGTCTCATACTCAGCTGCCCTTTGTGTTTCGGAACTAGCTCTGCCTTGTTCTGCTTGATCCCACTGTGTGTACTTAGTGGTTCTTTCGACCTCCGCTGTTTTTCTATCTTCCTCTGCCTGCACTCTGAGTAATTCGGCTGCTTGTCTGTCTTTTTCTTTTTTCTCCCTAGCTTTTTCTGCCTCTACACGTCCAGTCTCATTTACATCTAGGACTTGGTTTTTCATTCGTAGTTCTGCATCACTAGGGGTTGGCGTTTCTATGTCAGGGTAGTAGTAGACTTTTCCCTCCACTACTGATACACATGGGTTAGGTATTTGTCCCGCCGCTAGTGCCTGATCATATTCTGCTTTAGTTCTGAATGTTTTTAAGTTTCTCATATTCCTCCTAATAAGCTAGTATATAATGTGAAGTAACATACCATCTCACACCAAAAAACGAATCTGACCTTATCTATCTTAGCTTCTAATCCTGGTCTTCTTAATTCACGTGGGTCAAACTTAATAGACACCGCTAGTAAGAAAAGCGCCGGAATCCAAGCTAACATACTCCAAGGATTACCATAGACCGCAACAAAGATCTGAGAAAATACTGCGCTGACAATGGCCCCTATGTTATGTACTGTTCTATCCTCATCTCTTACTCTCGGCGCGGCTCCTACTAGCAATGAACCAAGAATACCTAAGAATGGAATAATCTTAAGGTCTCCAGTCATATCCATAGCCTGAGGAACGATAAGAAAGTTACAGATCCATATAGTGAGTGTAAAGATGAACCCCCTCGGTATGTGATAGTATGTTTGTGATAATGACTCTGGAATACCGTACTTTGTAGTTGTCCAGAGTATATATGTAAGTAGTATTATGAAAGATATCCAAGATAGTATCATACAGTTATATTTAATTTATCTGGATATCCCTTCTCAAAATCATACTTAACAACATCACCTACAGAAGTCAACTCGCCGATTGTTTTCTTATGCTCTGCTGTCCTATTAAAACAGTTCATTGCATAAACTTCAATAGCGCTTAGTAGTTGAATCGCTAAGTCACAAGGAATTTCAATCTTAAATGTACCAATCCAGAAAGTAGTGTTCTGATAACCCATGTCTTTCTGAATTCTAGTACTATTCATAACTCCTACTCTTGTCTCCTTATCTAACCAAACAGGCATACTATTTAGGTAGAAGCAGTTAATATTATCACTACTATCAAAAGATTCTAGGTCAGCTATCTTTGCTTCTTTGATAAGTTGTAGGGCAGTTACTTCCTCAGACTTAGATTTGGAGGTCTCTATATATTTAGCCTTGAAAGTTTCAACACTATAAGAATTATCACTCTCCCTATATGTATCTACCTTCTTCTCCTCATCAAAGTAAACTCTCCATGTATTTGTATTACCCTGAGTACCTACTAGGAGTAACTCTGGGTGTGGTGATGTTGAATAATCTATATTATATTTCATTGTAAAAGTGAATTTATGGTATCTTCCGTTGGTTGTGATTCTGGTGGGTAATAACAAAGTCTAGTACCTCCGAATACATTGGTACTACTTACACTAACTAATCCCTGCGTAAGATAGCTGGGTTTGCAACCCACGCTATAGTTAAATGTAAATCTCTGTCCAGTTCTATTAATTGCCCCAAAGATTAAAACAGTTTCCTTTTTGTAAATATTTAAAGAGCTGTAAATATTAAAAGTAGACTTAAAGTAAGTACTGTTGGATCCGCCGTCATTATTTATTGTACTTGGATTAATAAGGATACCATAGTTAGTAGATAAAATAAATTTCCCTGGACCTAGTCTTGGGCCACTTGGGAATACAAAACGCTCAAGATTATTATCAGGGGTTAGATAGTATTGCCTCTCATTGTTGAATCCGAGAAGACAGTACGCAATGTCCCCTACTAGATTTTCCATACCCCTATATCTAATACTAAGGTACTTTCTATTTCCGAACGTCTTCTGTACTACTCCAGATCTACCCCCAATCGTATTGGTATCCCCTATATATTTTGGAGATATTACAGGTGGTAACAAATTAAACATGTTCGTAAGGTTCATTAACGATTCGTCTATAAAGTTATCAGATTCTTCTAAGTTGTCTAGATTAAGAGAGCTTACTAAATCGATACTCTTGAATTCAGTGACATATAAAAAGAAAATAGATAAGTACATAGGGTAGTCTAGGGGGTGCCAAGGATTTCTTATCGTAGTTAAAAATAAACTATTTTCTTCTGTTTGGGAATTTTTCTTCTTGTAACCTAGATCTATATACTCAATAAAAGGTTTTCCCAAAAAGGTTTGCTTGTATACATCTGGATCATCCCTACGATTGTCCCTATTATATCCCTCAACTCTAAATATATGCTTTAAGTTTATGTTATTTGAGAGACCTCCCTCATATCTTGGATCATTACTACATACAGAACATAGTCCCCTTCTTACACTGGTATTATTTCTAATATCTAATTCTCTATCGATTGTTGCGTTATAGGCAGATATATACGACTTAGGCCTCTTCTTAAATCCCGGCAATCCCCCTTCACTTATCCTAACTACCATATCAGTTGAGTTATTCTCCATATAATACCAGAATTCAGGGATCTCTACCATTACTTGCCCTAGTCTACCATCTACGTCTAAGTCTGACCACCCGGAATCTATTGGAAGGTACTTGACTACTTGTCCATCATCATTTAATATACATGGCTTGATTTTATTCTGCACTGGCAATGTTTCGTGCAGTTTTTGATTTCCGAGTGACGTATATTTAAGATTTGGCATACTAAAATCAATCTTAACTCCGTATGATTTTTCCTCTATTGCCATTTCTGCCAGAGTTCTTGATATAGGCTCTATCTCACTTAGGGTGTTACTTAATTCACTACACCTAGAACTAAGATCATTGAGTTGATTGTATATATAATTTAAGTCATCATAGCTTACTTTCGCCCCCAGTGCCTCCTCTACTGCATGCGATATTGGTTTATCTAGGTCACTTGTATCATCAACACTACCTAGGCCTACTTGATCCTTTGTTACACTATGGGGATTATCTTTTCTCCCTGTATGTGTTTCTCCCACTGTCCTAAGAGTTTGTAGTACTGTCTTAACTAGTTCATCTAATTCCTCTCTGGTGCGTAGTTGTTTTAGTTTAGCAATATCCGCATCCTCTACTAGATCTTTACCAGGTACCTTACTTACCTTATCATCTAATGCCTGTTGTACTGCATTTGATACAGGTTTTTCCATATCCCCAGTATTATCAACTCTCCCCAGGCCGATATCACTTTTTTCTATTACTACATCTTGTGTCAGCGATTTATTATTGACCTTAATACTTTTATCTACTTTTTCATTGAGCGCGGCGGATACTCTGGTCGAAATTGGTTTATCTAGGTCTCGTGTATTATCAACATTACCAAGTCCAATATCTGTACTGTTTAGATTTACACTTGACGTAATAGGGTGACCATTTACTTTTATTTCTTCTAAGCTGACATGGCCTGCATTTAGACTATTAAGAGCTTCACTAACGGCTTCTTCTAGTTCATCCATATTTCTATTAAGATCGACCATTCCCGCCGCGATAATACCACCCATAGTTTCAATGTCTAGGTCAATATCACTTTTTACTTTTTCTGCACTCTTTGAAATTAATTTTTCTAAGTCACTAATTTTCTTGACTACTACTTTATTTTGAACAGGATTTTCAGAGTTCGCATCCAGGATAGAGTCGACTAATCTTCTCCACTTGCCGGTAACCTCATTTATTTCGTTGTCTGGTAAGTACTGGTATAATTTTCCATCCTCACCGCAAAATGAAATATGCCCTGGATCTATACTTGTCTCTGGGTAGGATTTCATCTTTTCCAACGTGCTAAAACAATCTCTAGCAAAATTAGGCTTCTTACCTTGATAGTCAAAATTATCGCCTATACCTAGCATATTATTATTGTTAATTGTTTTATTATACAGTGTGCAGAGTATTATACCTACCCTACACACCATATATTATAATTTATTCACCATACTGCCTATAGTTCGCCTTAATTGGTTCGCTTGAGAGTTCCTTGCTTAAGAATCTGTTGGGTACTTCATTCATCTTAGCGAAACCGTCAAATACATACCAATCTGAGCTTCTACTTGCATTACCATTTTCATCAATACTATCAGTCTTATTCCAGTTATTCCTACTAAACATATTATTGAATGTCACCTTCAAGTTTCTATCAACACCATTATTATAAGAACCTGTATCTGGATCCCAACTACTGAGCCTAAAGCAACTTTCCATCTTCTGTATGTAGATGTTTGACTGGTTAAAGACGTCAGTTAGGTTTGAGATTCCCCTAAACATACCAAACCTGAACATTCCCTGTATATATAAGTCAATCTTAGGTACAGTAAAGTTCATAACATTCAAGGTTAGATTATTAGGCCACATACAACCATTAAACATATCATTCATGTAGAGTCTATTTGTCTTTATATACTTGAACAGACTAGGCGGGATAGTTACACTGTATCCCTTTATTACCCCATTCTTTGATATATAATAACCGAGCATCTTACAATTCATGAACATCCTAGTCATATCTCCTATGTTCGGTGTTGGTTTGAACATATAAGGTGGAATTCGTCCTTGTATACCATAGATCCTACTTATTCTATACTGTGCTTGATTACCGAATGATTGTCTAGTAGGTCCACAGTTTCTGAACAAGTCAACTACATCAACATTAGCAGTACAATACCTAAGCAAGTCTGGGGCAAATGCAAAACCACCTGAATAAGAACAACTAACGCCATCGAAAGTACTAGATGTTGTTAATGTATCTACTGTCTTGGATGGGTCAAGTACTACATCATCTAGCCAATCTATGTTATACTCAAACTCAGTACCACTAATACTCTCAAACCTTAGCAGCTTAGTATACATCTGATTACATAGTATTACATAATCGTCATACCTATTAGCCCTACCTGACCATTTCCACATGTAGGTATAGAGGTCCTTATTTGGTTTTACCTCTGACCATGTATTATTGATCAGAACATACTTGAAAGGTTGATAGTCGATATTATAGTCAGGCATATCAAAGTAGGTGCTCCCCGTATCTGTTGTGAAGAGGTAATCATATTCCTCTGCATTACAATTCTGGAAACAACCCCTCATGATCTCAATTGTCTGTCTTGGTATCTTAACAACCTTACTAAATGTATGTGTATTCTCAGCTAAGTCAGGTATCTTAGATGTCGTACTAGTTCTTGATATATTCTGCCCAGTCTGAGTATTATCTACCTGTACTGTTGTGGTTATGACTGTTGTTGGATCAATTACTACTTGACTTGTATTGTTAGGAATCTCTGAGAATCTATTATATACAATCCTAGTAGTGGTTCTAGTATTAGCGGCTTCATCCGTACTTATTACTGTCTTGACTGCCTTACTACCCTCCTTACTATCAATGTCAACTGTCTTAGTATGATCTGAACCTGTTGACCTAATTGTATAGTTGATGTCACCATGATAGAATAATCTAGCTGGTATCATTCCTACCATCTTATGAAATGTTCCATCTGTTGTACTTGAGAATGTATAAGCAACACAAGACAGGTTAATACAGTCTGCAAAAGGCTCTGGTAGTCCTCTCTTCGATGGCTCATTTACATTTGTCAGTCTATAAGGAGTTTTGAAATCATAGAAACAGTAACTAATATTTCTAAGTTCAGTACATCCAGCAAAAGTAGATCCTGGTAGTTCAATAGCATCGCCAGTTATATTTTCCACTGACATACCTCTGAACAAGCTGACCAACATTGTGATCTTACTATGATTCTTACAGTTCTGAAGTATCCTATAAGGGAATCCACCAACTGAATATTTCTTAAGACCTGCACCTGTAAATGAATGATAACCACTTGAATAATCATTATAGTTACCAGTCTCAAATGCAATAGTCTTAAGTGAATCAAAGTCCTTTAGTGTATTATCAGTGAGCTCTAGTTTTACCTGTTCATCACCCACACCTAAGTTACTAACAATGAAAGAACTTGATATGTTTTCTAGTTTCCTTGGGTCTTTAAAAATCTTATCAAGGTTCATCTTACCAGAACCAGTATCACTAATGCAAGTATTTACAATATTAACTATAGACGCTGGGAAAATACCTAGCTCTTCTGTTATGTTGTCGTAATTTATATAGTTTGTATTCAGTGAGTGTGATATTCTAGTCAGCTTAGGTAGATCTGAGTACATTCCATCTAAGTTACCAATCTTATTCAGTCCATTCTTGTAGTTCTTAGTAATACTGTCAAAAGTACTGAATGTAAGCGTATTGATGTCATTAAATACTATACTGGTTGAGAAGTTGTGTAGGTTAGTTATTTCAAACTTACTACTACCCTCTGGAACCCTAAACAAGTATCTATCAAAGTACACCTTACTATTGATTACATTAATGAATTGAGTTAGCTTTCTGAGAGGGCTAAACAATCCATCTTCCTTAATGACTTCAGTACCACCAGTTCTTACTACTGACGGTGAATAGAGTCTACCAGATATATTAGTACCATAGAATAAGCCGTTGATGTTTGTGATATTAACGCACTTATCAAACGTATGCCTGTTCAGTGAGTTATCGTTTGTATCACTCTTCCAACCATCACCAGCAAATCCAATATCACCACAACTAAAGAACAGCGAATCAATACTCCTTACGTCTGGTCCTATACTATAAAGTGCGTAGTAGATATCAAACAAGTCAACCCCTGAATAAGAGAAACATGAATTAACTTCAGTAGCCACTAGTTTTAGGTTAGTTACACTATTACCCTCTTGGAATATGAAATTATCATTCTTATAGATCCTATCGCTTTCAGTTGGGTGAATATATCTACCATACTGATTGACTACATTGATTCCGTTATACCTACCTCCATGTATTGTAAATAGAGGACACCTAGAGAATACAAGTGATCCCAAAAGTGTGAAATTACCATATACTCTTTTCAGACTAGCACACTCATAGAATGACTTTGTCTTAAGTGGTGTTGGTTGATCTTGGATATTATCAAACACAACATACTCAAGGGATGGATTACTACTGATACTGAATGAATCAAGTCTATAACCCTTCAAGTCAATACCATTACTATTACTTGAGTCTTGTGTTCTCAATGTCTTTATAGTAGTACCATCAAGACTAAGTGTTCTGAGTGAGGTAAGTTTAGAGTTACCTGTATTAATCTCAGTGTAATTACTATCTGATATTGAGAGTGTATCAAGTTCTGGTAGGTCATTGAGTGAGATAGTACTTGCTCCTGTGCTACCTAATGACGCAGACCTACAGCCGGATATTACAATCTTCTTAAGCTTTGGACAACTATTAATGTTAATCTTTGGTAAGTAAGACCAGTTATCGTTAGAGATTAGTTCAACAGTCTCTAAGTTTGACATACCTGATATTACTACCTGCTTGATTGATCTATTTGTGTAGTCTAGCTTTACTGTTCTAATATTTTCACAATTAGTAACCGCAAGTGTATTAAGTACTTTACAGTTTCTTAAGTCAATATTAGTTAAGAGCGGCTGTTTTTCTAGCGTCAGAGTTTGCACAGAACTATTACTAACATTCAAGTAGTACAATGAAACTCCCACCGGTATGATTACGTTGTTGATATCAGACTCACTAACATTCAAGTATGTAATATTCTTAAATGGATTCTTATATACATCTGGTACAAGATCACTAGCCACCTGAGTAGTACCACTTAAGTCCACAGATTGAATACCGCCTGACTTAAAACCACTAAAATTAAGGGTCTGTAGTGCGAAGTATTCAGGATTCACTTTATAACCTGAGCTATCGAACGTCTTAAGAAGCTCAAAGATGTTAAAAGATGATGTGAAAGTAGTAATACCGCTTAAGTTCAATTCCTTCAGTGATGACAAAGATCCATAGTTACTGTAAATATTACCCATGTTCGGAGTATATACAGGACTACCATCTTTATTTTTAACCACTGATGATACGGTTGGTGTTAAGCTGTTTATCTTAATACTCTTCAAGTCAGACAATGATGTAATCTTATCTGAATTGTTTATGTATGTCTGAATATCTGGGGTGTCTTTACTGTCGGCAACAATAATATCAGTCTCCTTACCATCTTTTACGTAGGTGTATGAAACTGACTTATTACCAATATTAGACTTCATGATAACAGGAGAGTTTACCGTCACAGGCATAGTGATGGAACCTGAATCATGAGTAACACTAATACTATTCTTCCATGATATATTGTAAGTATCGATGTTATTGTCCACCAAGTAAGATGCTTCATTACTAAGACCAGCCCTATAACCGAATACACTATCTAAGAAGGTAACACGCTCATCTAGCCAGTTCTTAATAAATGACATTCTAGTACCATGCAAGTAGTTTCTCTGTGCTGTCTTGATATACTTAACGTTATAGTCGTAGTTAAAGATCAGCTCACCGCACTTACTTAGCTGTGTTGTGAAGTGTTTTTCAAAGAACTCATCAACATTCTTAAGTACCGTTGACCTAAGATCGCTCCACATGATAGAGTAGAAATGATAATCACCAGTACTCTTATAATCATTGAAGTAGGTATCGAAGAAAATCTCTGACTCAATACAACCCCAGAGCTTATTACTATATACTGTAAAGACTGTATTATCTGTCTGCTCAGCAATACCGTATAGTAACATTACCTTATTATCTGGCCCGTTAGTAATGGAATTTTCTAAGGCAGTTGTTGTTACTTCTTCCGCACCAGCATTACCAAGACCAAGCGCAGTATCCATATCGTAGAAAGAAGGTGTCCAATACTTACCACCAGGGCTTCCATTTTTAGGTAACCAGAATTTAAATTGCAAGTTCTTACCAAGGGAGTCAACAAGTCCAAACAACATACAGATAACATAATAGAAAGCTGTATTCTTAACGCTCAAGTCAATTCCTTCTTTTGCCTGAGGTCTTGTCATTGTGATTGTCGTACCCTGGCTATCTCTTGTTGTGGTAATACTTTCTCCCTCACTACTAGAGATTATGTACTTATTATAGGAGGTATTATATGCTCTCTTAGCTGAACCATTAATATACTCCATCTTAGAGGCGATTGTATTGTGTAAGTTTCTGAATGCCTTTGTTGCCTCATCCGTATTCTCTGCATAGACTCTCTTCCACAGCTTATCTACGTACGTTGCATCATTGGACCAGAAATAACCATCCTCCAAGAACTTAAATTTCCTGAGATTAGAAGGTGCCCACTTAATCTGTTGTCCATCTTCATCCTCCAAGAAAACACCATTATATTTTATGAAACCAGTTGAATCTCTTACTATGTTGGCTGGGAATCTACTATACTTATCCCTACCAATTTTAATAATAGAGTAGTCGTATGCATCTTCAGTATCTCTATCTTCAAATACTTCTACCTTAACAGTGGTACAATTCTGAGATCTTTCGCCCTCGTACACTACTGCATTGATTGTATTATCTAGCTCTGATTCACTTGGTTGACTGAATAGGTTAGGGAATGTTACATCTTTTCCCGCCAATACATCACCGTATGGATTCTTTAGGTACTTAGGAACTTTATATCCTTGGTTAAACTCAGACTCACGACCTAAGTTAAATGAGTAAATACCAAGCACCCTAATATCTCTACTATCACCTGTCTCAGATTTAAAGTTAACAATCAACAATACTGGGAAACCTTCGATAGTTGGTTTTACGGTGACATCTGGCGGAAGACTACCACTAGCTTTCAGTGCATCTACTTTTGACTTAGCTGGGTAACAATCTGCTATATTGATTAGGTTATTACTTGGATCATTGAAGGTCTCATTAATAAACTTACCAATCACAGCATTATTGATATGTCCAGAGTCTACTACATCGGCCTTAAGTGTAAATGATTTTTCTGGGAACCAATCTGACTTAGGCGAGAACATCTGATTACCTTCGAATGTAATCTTAAGGTTCTTGATGTTATAGTTCATAGATGTAGTACCTTGCAGCTCAATTGTTACTTGTGAGCTCTTAATACTAGTAGTGCCTATCTTATACTCAAAGTTAGAACTACTACTTACATCAAGTCCACCATTAGAAGTACTTGAGAATTGTGAGTAGGTCCAATTAACAGACATAGTAACGATAGGAATAGGTAGTTCAGTAATTGCACTATCTAAGACAATAGAGGTACCACTAATACTTGCTAGGTTCTTAAATTCACCTGTTCTTAAGTTATAGATTGAACTGATTGCGCTTGTGTCAATTGTTCCACCTTCACCAGTTACTTCCTCGTCGGTTCTAATACTATTGTTCCTTAAGAGCTGAGATACAAGCCCACTATTTAAACTACCATCTTCATTTCTCTTAAAGTTCATGTAGTTATTGATATAGCTACATACAATCTGACCTGTGTTAAGTGCTATGTTGAAGAACCTTGTCGAGTAGACATGGATTGTAGTACTATTATTTACAACAGTTCTACCATTATCATCACTAGTACCAGAACAAGCAAGAAACGCTCTACTAATGTTACCCATGTTGTAGATAAGTCCTCTACTTGTATTAATCTCTATTGACTGTAAGATAATACCATTCTGATATACAGACAGGGTTGCATAAGCTACTCCATTCTGTCCAGGTCTTGTTAGTACTATATCAACTTGCTGGAAACTATTATCCTGCAATGATCCTACCAGTGTTACACCTTCTACCTTGACATAATATTTTCTAGGTGTAATGAGAATACCTGCACCTGTTTGATCTTTTGGGTTATAGTCACCAAGTTTATAGATTACTGCATTATCGTCCGGATCTTTACCTATGTGATAAGCAATCTGTACTGTGAATGTATAACTATTAGAAGTTACCGCACAGTTCACATCACTTTCTGAACTAGGAAACCAAGATGTAACACCGCTCTTAGTTAGTACTCCGTATGCTGTGTGTGTAAAAGTATATGCACCTTTATAATCACTCTGAATACCTGAATCAGATCCTACATTATAAAGATCTAAGCTACTCTCTGGAATTCTAAAGGTCTTACTTCTACCACTAGTACTAAAGTTTTCATTCCTGTATGTTATATTCTTTGAACTGACCGCTCTTGTACCAGCCTCTCCCCAGAATGTATAATCATAGACTAGATACTTATTAAGGTTATTCATGTATGCCTTAACTGGTCTAGTGTTTGGCTCAATTACTGATATATAAACCCTACCTACGTCCCTAATTGTTCCTTGGTTAGCAATAATCTCAATAGTAAATTTTCCGTACGTATTAAAGATTGGAAACTGTGCGAGGTTAATTGGTACTGTTACTTGGTTACCGTAGATCAAGTTTCTATCACTAGCAAGAGTAGTAGATCCGCACTTAATCTCATAATTATAGGTACTAGTATTCTCACTAATTGTTGTAAATTGTAAGTTGAAAATACTATCCTGTGAAATTGAAATAGGTGATAGTGGATCAATACCTGTTACTGGTGTTACTAAGATACCATCCGTTACTACTACATTAATAATACTTACTACACTACCTGATGATACTCTATTATTTCTCGTATTAGCTAAGAGGAAATAGATTGGGTAAGATCCAGGCATTGCATTTTTATCTACTAGCTTTGTCTTACCGTTTCCATGTACATCTGAGATTGGAATGTCGATAAAGGAAGCAGTGGTATCAATTCCTAGGAGCTCTATATATTGTCCTGCTTCGCCTAAGTCTTTACCATCTGCCTTGAATACCCCGTCTTGTAGTGTAATAACAGATTTAGCAAAGTAGAGTCTATAGTCACCTGATATAGAAACTCTGTAAGACATCTGTAATTTAGCATCTGTCTCTCTAAGTGTTTTCTGAGTAATATTAACAGAGCTACTATTTAAGGTGATAGATGAAATTTTTATATCGCATCTTGCAGAAAACTCAGACTCAGACTCATCAAGTGCGGATACCTGTAAGACGACATCACTCTTAGATACACCAAGTAAGCTAGCATCAAATGACTTAACAGTTCCTTTCTTTACTCCTGTCTCCTGGAATACTGCCTTACCATCAACCCTTACGATCACTGTATACTTGCCGGCTGCTTTAGAGTCGACTTTATAGTAGATCTGGTTAATTTCTTTATTCCAGATTATTTCAGATACGGGGTCGGTTCTATTAAAAGGATCTAGTATTAACACCTCTACAGTATTATTACTACCACCTCCACCATTACCCCATCCACCTGAGCCACCATGTCTAGCAAGCCAAGATACATTCTTCTTTAGTATCTCAATATCCTGCCTATCCTTGACAAGTGAATCTTCTATGGATATTGTTCCTTTATTGTCTGCTAAGATAGGGTTGTTTGTATAGATACCAGTAGCATCACTAGACGCTACTGGCTCCCATTTCTTAGTAGTCTTATTATATTTTCTTACAATTGCCATATAATAATTATAGTTTTATAATCGTTCCACCAGTATTATAGAGATTTGAACTTAGGGCTGAATTAACGAAGTAGTCTCTATTCTCCTTGACTGTATCGCCATGTGTATAGATCTTCGCAAGGTCCCAATATCCCGCTGGTGATCCCTTCTCACTACCTGCATCATACATACCTCTGATCTGATACATGTAAGACTTGATTTCACCATCTGTTACCTCATAGACTGTATAGAACGGATAACTCTGCTCTTTTAGATTAGATGCTTTTACGTAGAATCTCTCCCAAGGTATATAATCACCAGCCAAGTCAGAGTTAGATTTATTCTTGAATCCTGTTGCCTGACACATTACATAACTAGGGGCATTAATATTATCAACTACCTCAATTCTACATCTAGCCTTATTATTAATTGATCTACCTCTTACAAAACTCTTAGCAGCTACACTAGAACCATCAATAGTAAGTGCAGTACTTGAGTTATTATAGACCTCATCACACCAGTTTGATAGTTCTGACCATCTACCATTAAACTCTTCTACTGTTAACTGCATGAAAGGTTTAAATGATGCAACAGTACTAAACATTCCTGTCTTTGGATCATCGGTTAAGATATCATCAACACTGCTAGTACTTCCATCGATCTTCTTTGTGAGTGGATTGTATGTAAGTGGTGCATCATAAACAGGTGCAGTAATAGCGCAAGTATGTTTATGACCACCCATCACCAAAGGAATACCCCAAAGTTTAAATACTCTCTGATACTCGTAGTTGTGATAACGATTCAAGTATGCCTTAGCTGTTTCACGAGGAGCTGCAATATTATTATCATAGTTCTTATAGGCAGAATTTGATGTAATATTGAACGGCATCTCATGAGTAAAGACAATGCACTTATTACACTTACCAACTAGGGCAGGATTAAATCTCTCCTGTCTGAAATCAAAGTTACTTGGTATTGCAACTCCCTTCCAAGTCAGTAGGTCCTTGATTATCCATTCTTCTTCGATGTCATAAATCTTAGAAGCATTTTTATTTTTTCCACCTTCTCTAAGTTCATCTTTGATACCGTAGATGGCATTGACTGTACTCTTGTCGAATTTCTTAGCTTTTTCTTTACCGGTTGAATCATATGTTACCTTATTAGAGATTGTACGTGTTTCTGATAAGAGTGATATGAAGTGGAATTTACCATAATTGAAAGAATACAGTGATGGCATCTTAAATGAAACCTGCTGACCTTCATCTTTTGCGGAGGGACCTGTAAATACTTGTGGATTTCTATGGTCTATCTCGAATGTATAGAAGTAGTCAATCACATAGGTATTAATCTTCCAAGGTGACTCTTTTCCATTACCAATATCTCTCATTGATATAGGTGCGAGGTCATTATTTCCGATAGTTAACATTTCCTCTCTGTCATCAATAGGCTCATATCCATCAAAGTAATCAATCCACTCATTAGACCTACTACCATTATAACAGATATCTCCTGTGTTGATTACGAAATTGAACTTACCAAATCTACCAGCCGTCTCTTCTTTCTTAATAAACTTAGCAGAAAGATTCCATACTTCGTACTCTTCCCAACTAGCACCTTGTTGATCAGTTACCTGCAAGAAGTTAAATGTTTCAGCTTGTGCATCAGATATAACAGTAAACTTCCTTACCTTACTCTGATATACACCTTCACCGTCATCAGTCTTACTTCTAACTACCTTATATTCATACTCGCCAGGTTGAAGCCCAGATATAATTACCCTATGTGTAGTTAGGGATTGTCCATATGCTGACTCCCATCTAACTCTATCATACAGTCTCTTATGTTCTCCGTATAATATTGGTGATGTATTTGGAGTTGTTGCAGAGGAATATACGGCGCCTGGTTTAATTGATTCTACCTTTGTCCAATCTGATGTTCCCTTCTTACGATACCAAATAAACTCATCATGATAATCCACAGAGTTCCAACAAAAACATCTAGTCGCGCCGTTTGTACCCGCTGTTGCCTGAATACCAAATGTACAGGTTAAAGTACTAGGGTGATCAGTGCTAAAGAGTGTACGTGATGTTGCAATAGATTTACCTTCAAATGATGCGCGAGGTGTAAAGTCTTCTACTCGTCCACCTATATTTGCACCACTGATATAAGAAGATGCTAGGAACTTATTATTATTGAAACTACCAACACCCTCTCTAGGATTAGACTGTGTGGTAGGGTCAAGCATATACCATCTTCTAAATACTACCTCACTTGCACTACGTCCCGCCGGTAAGATATAAGTTGCTTTTTCACAGATTGCACTATTATTAAAACTAGCGAGATCAATGAAACCCTTAGCACAATTACTTGCCGCTACATCAACAGGACTAGTAGTAGATGATGGGATTTCAGACTGTGTACCATCAATGTTATAGAAATGCTCATCGTCAGGTGCCCAACATAAATAGAATACGGCAGATGATTGGTCAAACTTAATCAGTTCACCATTATCCTCTTTCCACTCCATATCAAAGGTCTTAACTTTCAAGGCAGTTGTATTAACATCCATTACTGAACATTGTGCACCCCTAATCAAGAAAGTACCGCCTGCTGGAATCTTACCCCATAGTTTAAGTTTCTTCCATACCTTATTAGATCCCATATAGAGAAGATAGAAACCATTCAAGTTAATATCCTCACCAGAACCTGTATCTTCTGTTGCGTATGGGTTACCTAGTTCTACGAAATTATGTGAACAAGGCTGATAATCGTGTGGTCCTCTAAGCGGGTCTCCTGCATTACTACCTGAGCCACCAAGATAGAAAGAGTTAATTACAATACCTACCTTAGCAACTGCACCATCATAGTAATAGTTGCTCTGTAATTCAGGCTGTCTATTATCAAGGCTATTATCGTATACTTGTAGCTTACCCTCTGCATTAACCTTGACTGTATATTTAGCTTCTTCTGATCCCACTGGTACAAAGCCGATTGAATCAACTTTCTTCAGCTTACTATCAATCAGGCTATTTACTGTATCTTGATCCATATCCGTTGTTTCGTTATTATCTTCACTACTACCACCGCCAATAGATGAACCACTTCCGATAGGTATTAGTTTTCCTTTTTCTGTAAATATATATAGTTTAGTTCTGTCTGTACACCAAATAAGCTCACCTGGGATAAAGTTCTTTTTTCCCGTATCCATCTGTTCCCAAGTACCCATCTTGATACTAATGTGGTTAACAGTTGGTTCTTTGGCCGTTGCATATTTTGGCTCTACTTCAGCACTATTCTTAATATCTTCTAATTGCTCTTTTGTTAGTACCTCTTCCTTAACAAGTTCATTGATGTAACCTGGCATTAGTGGGTTTGTTGTATTTGCCAGTTCAGTCCTTGTACCATCAGTAATACTACCACTGACTGCACCAAAGGATCTAATATTCATCAACACTTTAACCTGTTTCTGGAGTTCATATACTGCCTTCTGAATACTATATACAAGTGCAGTATTTGTGTCGTACTGATTATCTGTTGTATCTACCCAAAGTGCATTAACATCTTCAGGCTCTTTTGCACTTACTACTATACCACTACCTTGACCAGTTAAACAAGTCCAACCATTCGAATCATTCTTGTAGTAGATTGCATCATCTTCCTTTACATAGACAACTGATCCCTGTGCTTGTATTGCCTTATTTGTTTTTAAGTCAGCAACACGATCAATCTTCTTAATACCGCCGCCGAAATCATAAGGAATCCACTCACCACCATTCCACTGATAGGTATGGATTTCACTAGGGTCATCTACTACATAAACGACAGTACCAATCTCCTTAAAGCTCTGTGGTATGTTATTTCTACTAGCTATATTCGGAACGGGTCTAAATGCGCCGAGAATATTTTGGTCTATTAAGTCGCCCTGTGTTTTTAAGTTTTCTACAATCGGCGTAACCTGATCCAGACCAGACTTAACGGCGCTAATTCCGTTCGATGCATTAGTAGCTGTTGTTTGTGCGGATGTTAATCTTTTGTTCAGTAGTTCATAGCTTTCGTAACTCTTCAACTTAGCTATTTCACTCTCCTCAACAAGATCTTTACCTGGTACCTTACTAACCTTATCGTCGAGTGCATTCTGAGTACTTGTTGATATTGGTTTATCAAGGTCACTAGTATTATCAACATTACCTAGGCCAATATCAGACTTAGTTAGATCTACATTTCCTACTAGTGGATGACCGTTGACTGTTGTGCTCTTATCTACTTTCCCTGATAATGCAAGTTGTGTACGTGTTGAGAGCGGTTTATCAAGGTCACTAGTATTATCTACATTCTCTAGGCCGATGTCATTCTTATTCAGTACTACATTATCGGTTAGTGAGTGCCCATTTATCTTTATACCTTCAATATTGATACTGCTTGCCTTTAGACTGTTAAGAGCTTCACTGACTGCCTCTTCTAGTTCATCCATATTTCTATTTAGATCAACCATACCAGCGGCAATGATAGCACCCATACTCTCAAGACCAAGTGTATCACCTAGTTCATTAATTCTAGTGTCTATTGATTGTTCGAGCTGTTTAATTCTCTCTACAATCGCTTTATTTTGAACTGGATTTTCAGAGTTTGCGTCTAATATAGAATCAACCAGTCTCCTCCACTTACCTGTCTCTGTTGATACCTGATTTGTAGTGAGGAACTGATAGAGCTTACCATCCTCCTTACAAAACGATACGTGGCCATGATCAACACTAGTATCTGGGTAGGATTTCATTTCTTCCAGGGTATCAAACGAATCTCTTGCAAAGTTAGGTTTTCTACCTTGGTAATTAAAGTTATCACCTATATTTAGCATACTGTAATTTATATGTTATATCAACATTAACCGAATGACTGCTTGAAATTAGTAATCGTAACGGGATCGGTCAAGGTGTAGATATAGTAGTTTACACCATTGATAGTTCTTTCTGTTAATGTATATGAATTTATGTACTCGAAGTTATTAGCATCCTTGATTGTAGTTAACTTGCCAAAATCTTTAGGGTACATATAACAAGTCCTACTATTGACCATATTAATGCCACTCCAAGTATAACCCTTAGATGGATTTAGTGCCTTTGTTAATCCAGTTGTTGTAGTAGGAATAGGGTCACCGTCAGCTAAGATTCCATAATAACAAGGGTGTACTATTCTGACCGTATATGTAGCAGTGTAATCCTTCCCACCTAACATTAATAAGAAGTTATACTCTCTATTACCACTTGTTCTCGGTGTGAATTGATCTTGTACAGGCCTACTAAAAGATAGATCCGTAAGTTGATTACCCTCTACGTCACAAATAATACTGTCTTCTGGACTAAGATCATAAGGTGCACCACCCTTTGTGACACTCACCCTAAGATTTACTGTTACTTGGTCATTACTAACACCAACGATAGAGGGAGAGCCTGTTACTGATACTTTAATAGGATTCAATACTCTATCAATATCATCAAGTACACCGCTATCTACCCTTCTCCAGTATCGGGTCTGTTTAAACTTTTCACCTGACTCACCACCAAAATATTCGTACCTCTTATAGACAGGCCCTGACATTGGATCATCTGGCGCACTTAGAAATCCTAACTGTACTCCACTAATTCTATGCTTACTATCTAAGGCATCATATAGCTTAATAATAAGTTCACCTAGATTGTGATATGGCCCGTTATTTCTTGGCCAGATTAAGTCAGCATTGTAATAATTAATTAAGTCAGATAATGGTGACTTAGTTTCTTTATGACCAACTGCATCTGTTATTGTTGCTGGGTATACGAGTTCATCACCATTTACTACTTTATGAATACTTGCCATCTTATGTTTTCTTTTTATTTATACTCAATCCCTAGATAATTACAGACACCCTCAACTATTACTTCACACAGGACATTCTTACCTCTCGTGCTCAGTAGGAATTCTAAATCTTCCTTATTATCTTGGAACATATTTTCTACTAATACTGCAGGACAAGCCGTACTCTTACATACTGCTAAGTCTGCGGTCCAATATAAGTGCTGTGGGTCTGGCGTTCTAACTTTCAGATCTCTCTTCAACGCTGCTTCTGCCATATTTACTGCAAGTGTCTTACTAAGTCCGCCAGAATTTCCAGCAACAAAGACGGACCAACCTCTAGCAGTGTTCCATGTACGATTACTTCCTGCTGCGTTACAATGAAGAGATACTAAGATACACTTTCCTTTCTTGTGTTCATTGTTTGCCATCTTACATCTAGCTTTAAGACCTGGCTCAATATCATCAGTAACAGTTCTTTGATGTACTATTCCTAACTTATCAAACCTAGCCTCAATAAGACTTGCTAATTCTCTAACCCACCTATATTCTCTAAGTCGATTATCAGGACTACACTTACCTGCAACATTACTACCGTGTCCACAATCTAATAAGACCTTTACCATAATTTTTACTGTGCTGTTATTTGTACTGGAATTGAACTACCTGTCTGCTTTAGTCTTGTTCTAATTACTTTATATGGTACTACTATGCCTACTTTGTTCTCGATCTTAACATCCTCCACAACCAAGTCTGTATTTAAGAAACCACCAACATACATTTTGTTAGCTGGATTATAGTATAGAGCAGGGATAATGATATATGGATATTTACCGCCGCTACAATTAAATACAGTCTTATCAAGTGTACCAGATTCAACAAAGCTTGACGTTAGCTTACCTTCTAACTGACTGCTCTTAATAGTCCCACTTAAGTTAAGTAAGTCTGATGCACCTACAAATTTACGATACCTGAATTTATATATAGAGGTTGCTGATAATCGAAAACCACTCTTCGTAATAATCCTACAGCCTACAATAATATCAGAAGAAACTGTCCTAGTAACTAACTTATTATAAGTCCAACTACTTCCTCCAAAATTGAGAAAATTATTTACTACTGGACCTGGACGACTATTATCTATTAATTTTATAGTCATCTGTTTAATGCCGTCAACTTCTTCATCCAGTATACCACCTTCCCTACTTAATCCAATACTTACACTTGGGAACACTTTATGCCCCACTTCAAACATTGCCATACTTAAGTCAGAGGTTGAATAATAGGACTTATCTTTGCTTATGTTTTCTAGCTCCTTACCAAATGTTTCCCAAAGAGTTTTATCGGCCTCATCAATAACACCATCATTGTTTATATCAAATGCTTTATTCACATCAGAATTTTCCACCTTCTTTCCGATCAACTCTGGTAACTTATAATAAATAACTAGCTCCTCGACTATTTTAGGGTCAGAAATTGGATCTGCTCTATTAGTTAATCGTAATGGGTTAACCTTGTTTTTAATCTTAGACAACTCACTTTCTAATTTACTAACAAGACCACCATTAAGAGCACCTAATTCCTTTACTGCCTTAGCTGATACTGTTTGACCTTCGTAGACTTCCCCATCTACATTATCAACCACACAAGGTACCCAATGACCTGTATCTTCTAGGCTAGCACTCGAGTCATAGTAGTACCACTTCCTATCTAAGCAGACTCTAAATCCCTCTGGTACTGGCGTTCTCCAATCAAGTAAGTCTTTTTTAGTGAGTGCCAATCCTTGTCTACTATCTAGAAACTCCTTTGACTCTAGTGTAAAATTTGTTCCAATATGTGCTGACATATTATTATCTTCTTATTAATAATACCTCACCTAGTATCAGGTATTTCTACCCAATACTAAGTAAGATATAATATTTAATTAACGTACTTCTCTCAATAAGTAGTTCTGTGCATCTGGTAAGGTATGAGGATTTTCATGACTTACGTAGTAGTGTTCATTGTTACTAAGACCATAACCATAACCTGCAAATACGTAGTTAAACTCTTCGCCATCTCCTACTGATACATCCCTATACTTACTGTTAAATATATTACTATAGCTAACGTACTGGAATGGTAATTCAGTTCCCCTATCACCGGTAAACTCCTTACAAGCCCTAAATGCACTACCAATGTTAGAAAGGTTTGTGAATTTAGCAAAAGTATTATTAACTTGGAACTTATTTGCAGAGCTACCATGGAAGACTGGACGATAGAATACATAAGATACGTCACTCAAGGTTGAATTATTTATCTTATCGAAAATATTATCAATAGTTCCACCTAACGGAAGTACAATACCACTAAAGGTTTCATGCAAGCTAGATACATTAGGACAGTACTTGAAGAGGTTAAGAGGTACTACGTATGAAGTTCCTCCCTCAACTGTATAGTAAGATAGGAGTTTACAATTTCTAAATATACCACTTAAGTTTACACTAGTACCCTTCTCTAATGGTTTCAATAGGTATGGCGGAATACGTCCTCTTAGTCCATATCTAGAGTAAGTTGCAACACTATCACCACCATCATACTTATCGTTATTCTCCTGTCTACCACAATCAGCAAACAGGTAAGATACAGAACAGTTAGGGTTACAGTATCTTAACAAGTCAGGCGAGCAACAATAATTAACAGTACCAGAAACCTCAGGACCATTCTCATTGCCAAACTTCTGTTTAACTCCAGTAGCTAGTGTATAAGAGTAGAGTAGTCCTGGTGTCTGAGTGTTATTGTCATCAAGATTCTCAACACCTGCCGTACCTCTAGACTTTGCTTCTGACTTTGACCAATCTCCATCAAATGTCCAAATCTCAGTATACTTTTTATCGTTCCTGGTAATTGGTACTAGGTTATTGTCATTATCAAAATACCAGCTAAATGGCATATAGTCTTGATTATTCTCTCTGACAGTAGGTGATTCATATGCTTCCAGATTCGCATGTCTAAATAGGTAGTCTGCGTGTTCTATGTTCTTATTTACTAAGTCATATGAAATAGACACTTCCTTAACATAACCATCTCTCACTGGATCCACCTTACTACCTTCAGATAGGTCACTAGATCTGTAAAAACTAAATTCACCAGATAAGCTTCTTACTGCAAATACTACATTAGATTGCCATACTTTGAGATCTGTTATTAGTTCATCACCACTAACATCCTCTCCTGTTGGTAATTCGATGTAAACTCTAATGCTCCTACTATCAACGTCAGTATAGTTACTAGTTACATCTTTCAGTGACTTAGTTGCAGTGTCAAATATGTAGAACTTAGTCTCTTGTATATCTCTAATACCCTGATAAGCCTCACCCTTTCTACTAATTTCCAAGTTGATAGAGTTAGACTCAGACTTTCTTGGTTGGTTACTGAATTGACTAGCTACATTTATCCACTTCTTACTACCAATACTAATTGCATTACTATCTACAAACTTTCCGGTCAGTGATCTAGGTAAGTCTCCATACAGTGCAATTCTATATCTTGTGCTAGAATCATCCATGTAAGAAGAACTAATACTTGCATCACTACTTAGTCCTCTCAAATTCTTAGATACAACAGTCTTGCCATGATATAGTAGCTTGTTTGGAACGCTAGTCTGTGTTAGGTAGTTCACTCTATCAGGATTTGCACCGAACAAGTAAGACACATCTTTTAAGTTTGTATTCTGTTCAAAGCACTCACCCTTCAGCTTGTACTTAAACTTAGCATTATAGAATAAACCTACTACATTCTCAAGTAGCTTATTACCAGTAAACATATTTTTACCTGGTAGTTCTGGAATGTAATCATCTAAGAAGTTAGGCGCCTCTACATCAGAGAAGAAACCTGCAAACATCTTAAGATTTGGACAACCACTAACAATTCCGTATGGGAACTTATCACCTACTATATATTTATTATAACCAGCTCCACAGAAAGATGTCAGATAAGAACCGATTATCTCTTTACCCTTATAGTCAATAAAGAATAACTTACCATTGCTAGGTATGTAATACTCTTGTGTAGTGTTATAACCAAGACTCACTAGGTTAGCAAAACCACTGAATGTATCCTGACTAATTGGTAGTTTAACCTTGACTTCCGCTCCTGCAACGTCTAGGCTATTACCAACTATAAAAGACTTCTTAATACCAGTTACACTAGATGGACTGGCAAATAATGTTCTAGGATTAATCGTACCAGAACCATATGCACAGTTAAAACTACTGACTAAGTATGTAAGTCCCTCTGGAATTCTGAGAGTATCAAAGTTTATATAAGAATTACCAGAATGGAAGATACATCCACTACCGGCATAAACAATTGAACCCTTACTATCCAAGTAAGAAGATGAATAAACATTAGGTAAGTTCTTGAAGAAGTCAGTTAAGTTACCATAAAGCTCATTTGCTATATCAACTACAGACTTACTTGGGAACTTATTCTTTTGATCCTTAATAGTTTCTACAACACCCTTATTAACAATGGCCGCCTCAGTTGTTTCATCAAGCTTGTTTAGAATTACATCAGGGAAGAAGTGGTTAATATTCTGAATCTTATAGTTACCTGTTTTTCTTCTAAATAGGTACCTATCAATTACTATAGGAGTATTTGCCCACATACCTTCCATATCCTTCAGATCTGTTAATGGGCTGAACAATCCATTATCCTTCAGAATCTCACCATTTACTACATAGGGTGATAGAAGTTTAAATGGAATGCCCTCTGTACCTGAAAATGAGAAAGTAAATCGAGCACTTACTACATTTCTTGCCCAACTAAACATATACCTGTTTGGTGGGTTAACCCAAGAAAATAGATCATTCCTACTACAATCACTAAATAAGTTATCAATCTTTGTAATATTAACAACCTGCTCTCCAACACCTAGTCTCTTTGGTCTCCCTGAATAACCAAGTGCAGTGAGTACATAGTAAACATCAAACGTAGTAATAGCAGTAGACCTAAAGCAATCAGATATATCAGATACATTAAAGTCCATGTTAGTTACTAGTGGAGTCTGGGCTGTCTCTTCCTGGAACCTCAATGAATAGTTTGAAAAATCAGGGTCACTTAGCTTAGTAAGATTAGACCTATCTACCTCATATGGCAACTTAACCCTACTATTCTCCGTTACAGTACCGTATGTATTCCTAGACAAGTCGTTTCCATGAACTGTAAAAAGCTTACAGCTATTGAACATTTGACCTGTCTTGACTACTACGTGACCATATACTCTAGAAAGGTTTAAACAACCATCAAAGTTTAAGCTTAGTTTGACCGGGTTCTCTTTATCGTTAGTAAACTTAACCTCTCTTAAGTTCTTCATCTGTCTCAAGTCAACCTCTAAATTAGGGTTGGTGAAACGGCTAAGATCTAAGTAGTTCTTGTTAAATGAAGTACCATACACTACAAACCTAACTCCAGTATTTCTAAGATTGAGATTAACTAGATCTGGAAACTTATCATCCTTATGTGCACCCCAAATATTTACTGTGTCATAGTCTGATGGGAGCATGTTAACTGGACTTTTTAAGATACTGTCATGATAATTACTAAAACTATCTGCATCAAATACAAATGACTTTTTATCTAAGTAAAATCCTGCAACACCTGGGCCACCTTCACTTGGGTCATCATACTTAGCACCTGGAAATCCGCTATCATCATAATCTCCCCAATTAGGCTGTTCTTTTTCAGGAAGATCTAAGTTCTCGGTTGAATAGCTTGCTTCATCTGGTCTACCACTAAAGATGATATACTCAAGATTTATACAGTCATGAAGATCTAAGTTCTTTATCTTCTTACTACCAGCCAGATTTAGTACTCTTAAGTTTCTACATCCAGTTATAGTAACAGTCTCTAGATTTTCCAATGACAGTGTAATCTCTCTTACTCTATTATTATCAACGCACTCAAACCTTGTGAACCTTGGACAGTTTACAATATCAACGGACCTAAGACTTGGTTGTGTACTATCGAGCTTCAGTGTCTCAAAGTTACTACAGTTCTTTATTGAAACACTTGTAAGATCTCTACATCCAGTTAAGTCAATTGTATCTAGGAAGTTCTGAGTATTTAGGGTAAGATTGTTAATTCTAGACCTCATTACCTTTAATGAACTTAGTGATACATTAGGCAGTGATACAGAGGTTACACAACTATTACTAATATCAATCTTCTGTAGCTTCTGGAACTTGGTCTCATTAGTAGTATTAGAGTTACTATCTAAGATATTAAAGTTGAGATTAAAGTTCTTTGTTGCTAAGGTGCTCAAGAAGTTAGTATTTGACAAGTTAATCTCCCTAAGCTCAGCAACGTCTACATTATCTGCAAACAACTGGCCTAAGTTAATTGGATTATCTTGATTAAATCCCTGTGCACCACTCAAGTTTAGGTTAGTATATTTCATAAGACTGCCTGTTATACCACCAACATTTGCAGTAGTTAGTGAGGTACTTCCATTACCAATTGACAAGATAGTGTTTGAGAAGTCTAGTGTGTGTACCTTAGCGTTATCTGTTCCACTAGTACCATCACCGAAATATACATAAGAATCACCATACTTTTCAGGCCTACAGAAAGATGAGATTGTCTTACTACCTGCTACGTTTGATGACATAATAACAGGAGCTTCTACCTTAATTGGCATAGACTTTACTGCATTACTTGAATTAATCTTCACCGTAGATATACCATAGAAATCAGATGCCCTATTAGTAGTCTCTGCATTTGTACTATTCTCCATCTTAAGCCATTCGAATACGCTATCAAGGAAGACAATATGCTTTCTCAACCACTTACGAGCCTGAATAATTCTCCTACCATTCAATTTGTTCAACTGATTAATAGGTGTACCGCTCTCATTCCTATAATCCTGTAAGTACTTAGCGTTGTATGTAAGATTAAACAATAACTCACCACAACCTTCTGTCTGAGGAATGAAATACTGATCAATGAAGTAATCTGCTAGACTTGTATACGGCTTTCTAGTATTCGGATTAATCACGGTCTTCATCTTTGCGTCGAGAAGATTGCGAAGTTTACACCATGCATCAGAATAAATTGACTTTGTATAACTCTGTCCTGCACCTGGCGCTTGATGAATTGCCTTCTTACCAAACAATGACATCCAAAGCTTATTCGCAAAACCTAAGACGACGCTATTTTGACCGTCTATCTTATCCGTTACTCCATAGCCGTTTCCACTATTTGATAACGGAGAGAACCATAAATCCTCTGACACTGCAATAGCCGCCTGATTGTTTCCACCAAGTCCAGTATCACAGTCATAAATACCTAAGACAGCCTGATTGTTAGGGTCGCTCTTATTTACCTCGTTATACTTACCAAAGAACTTAAGAGGCATATTTTTCTGGAAGTTATCGAGCAAGCCAAATAAGTTAGCAATACTGAAATACTTATACGCAGAATCCAAGTTCAGGTAATTAGTAATATCAATGTCATCATCATTCTGTGCAAACCTATTCTCTTGACCCTCTACCTTTCTCCATACATAAGACTTACTCGTTGATCCTGGTACTACTGCTTGTATATACTCGTACTTATCATAAGAGTCTGCGAAGAAATCCTTGTTAATATTAGCTGCATCATTGCTATACCTTTTCTTGACTGCATCTAGCTTAATGATTTCCTCTGCTAGCTTATTAAATCTTTGTACTTCACTAGGTTTTGTTGCAACTTGATCCTCTGGCTGTCCTTCGTATGGCTCCTTAATATTCAATTCCAAGTTAATATCATTGAAATTAGGGTCATTCTGCCAGAACAATGCACCGTACAATTTATCTCTTAGGTATTGTTCACTTCCATCAATGTAATCAAGCTGTGCACCACCCTCTACTGCATTTGTACCATCAGATCTAGTACCACCAAAGCCAAAATTATCCTTAGCCTCAATCCAGTAACCGCCAATTCTTGTTTCATTATAAGTACAACCTGTCTCAAAGAATGGGAAAGTACTACCTACTACATTCTTATCAATCGAATAAGTTGAACCAGATGATGTCTTTGTGATGGAATTGATTACCTTATAACCGAGATTTCTATGTGCATCACGACCTAAGATAAACTGATAGATACCAAGTGAGTGAATACTAGTACCTGTATTCTTATCGTTTGTTCTTAAGATTACAAATACTGGGAAACCCTCAACCGCATGCTTAAGTGTTGCCTTCTTAAATTGATTCTTATACCAAGAGTCATTAAAAGCCTTAAGTACATTTTCGTTGAACGGTAGATACTTCGATGCCTTTGTTGTATCATCGTATCCAAGCTCCTCATTTACAAACTTACCAACAGCTGCATTAATTGAGTGACTCGAATCAACAATATCAGCCTTCAATGTATACTTCTGCTCAGGTAACCAAGACTCTTTAGGAATAAATACAGTACCTTCATCGAACTGTATATTGAGGTTCTTGATATTATCTGCCAATGTTGAAGTACCTTGTATTGATACTGTTGCTGTCATTGGTTTATCTCTATCACCACCGCACATGATACCACTCTTTCCATCGTAGTACTGAATCTTTGCAGAGACACTAGGAAGAGAATTACTATCTTTTCTCTTAGGGCTAGTAAAGTTATCCCAGGTCCAACTATTCTCACTACTAACATCTAAGAATACGATAGGAATAGGGATGGAATAATTACTTAACTCTCCGGCAGGTTTAAGACTACCAGCTGCAATAAAGTTAGATACATTATATGAACCAACCCCTGAATTATCCCATAACCAAGATTCGCCTGGCTTGTTTGTATCTAGGTTGTATTTAATGAAGTTCCTTGCTAGACCTTCCTCAATGTATCTGTTATCTGGTGTTCCCTTACCATCTGCGTCAATTACATAATGAGAGAGGGACATATTGTTTAGGTAGTTGAACAAGATGTCATAGTCAGTCAATGCAGTAGTATACATCATCAACCTATAGACATTAATATCTGCGAAAGAGCTATATACTGAACCCTTCTTAGAACAACCAAGTAAGATATTCTCTTTTGCCCAATCACCTACAAAGTCTGACATAACGGCAGCACTTTCAATAACACCATTTACATAGATAAGTACTCGTCCCTTCTTGTATGAAATAACAAGGTCTACGATTTCATCATCCTGTAAGTTAATAGTGTGTGAAGAACTAGATGTACCACCTGACTTAATTTCAAGATCATGTACCCTTAACAGAATACCAGACAATAATGTACCATCTTGTGCTACCTTACCTAGTTGAAATACAGCTCTATCATCGTCTGGGTGGTAATCTGCTTTATAGCACAAGTTAATAGTAAATTCATTCCCCGACTTAATAAAATCGTAGAACTTACCATCTGTGAAGTTGCTATAATTCCATCCACCTACTTTACAGTAAGCTCTATTCTGAAGACGGATATGACTTGGCTTTGTATCTGATATGACTACACCACTGTAACTATTAGTATCAACAAATTCTGCTGACTGTTCTACACTTACCTTTGTGCCATTATACACATAACCATTACAAGTTGAGGTAATACTAGAATTATCTCTTGACTTACCAAATGCAATGATATCTGTAATAAGTGCTCCTGTCTTTGGTGTATCTAGCTGAGTAAAGTTTGGTCTTCCCACCTCTGCATAATAGGTTGCTCCAATATGCTCTGTGTGTATGTCAGTCCAAATTTCAACCCTAATCTCTAGCTTTGTACCTTCACTAAAAGAACTAACAGATAAGAAGTTGTCATTGTTAAGTTCATTAAATGAGAATACTTCACTAGGCGTCTTACTAACACTACCACCATTACCTGATACTTTGATAGAGTAATGATAAGATTCTGATGTATTTGAGTAGTAGACAGTGAAAGGTACATTAAGTGACTTGTCCTTGTTAATCAATACTGCGTCCTCTAACCTTGTTGGTAAGATTGATGAGATTGTCATATTATTACTTGTCACTACCAAGATTGTCCTGGTCTGTAAACTACTTAGGGTGCTTATCTTCTTACTAACTAATCTTGCCTTAATTTCATTAGTATTATTACCTAATGTGATATCATTGTCTGAAAAACCAAGTCCACCCTTACCTAGTTGAACATTATATGTATACTTGTGATCTATTTCATCAACAATTACATCAAATGAATACTTATCTTTCGTACCACTAGCTCTTACTACATCTATCTCAAGTCTATAATCACCTGCTACACCTGATGAGTATTCAAAAGACATCTCAGAATCCCTATTACCCTTCTTGAGATCTTCTATTGTTATCTTCTGTTCCTTCTTAGCAGACAAGTTAACATTTGAGAAATATATAGTGCTACTCCAAGATATAGTTGTAAATGTAGAAGGATTATTAGCAGTTACAAGCAGTGGAAAGGTAGTAACGATATTGTTGTTCTTCAGTATACTTCTGTCGATATTCATACCGTTAGTACCACTTACTCTCTTAAGCGTATAGATATTAGAAGTTGCCTCAATGTCCCAGTTCTTGGTACCACTGATTACTTTGATACTAAGACCTTCATCGCTGTTGAGAATAATAGGATCTGAACTAGCCTGCTCCTGTGACTTGGAATTAACCATAATCTTGGCAGTACTAGTATCCGCACCAGTACCGCCTCCATTACCACCATTACCTGAACCACCGCCACCGTGAAGGGCAAGCCAAGCGACGTTACCCTTCAAAGTTTTGATGTCATCAGTTATATGCTCGAGGACATTCTCTACGTCAGTCACTTCTGCAGTTTCTTCACCTTCTGACTTAACGATCTCCCTAAGTTTTTCACTACTTGTTAAGATCTGATCAGCTTGGGAAGATGCAAAAGATTCCCACTTACTCTTGCCTCGATTATATTTCTTAATAGTTCCCATTAAAATACAATATTATATTTAGTCCCGATACCTTCACCGAGATCTATTGACTGTTTACCCAGTGACTTAATATCTTCTACCCTAGTTGCATCATTCCAGTTATTCCAAAGATAGGTAGTTGTATTTGCTGTTAAGTCTACATCCCAAATACCTGTTATCTGAATTGACTCAACTTCGATACCAGTTGCAGTTAGTTTGTACTTAACATAGGTAGGGAAGTGTTGTGCAATACCTTCCTTATCTTTACCAGTTCCTTCTTTACCTGGATAATACTTCTGAAGCCAAGCGATTTTTGTGCTACTAGGTATTTCCTGATTACTTACTAGTTTATAACCTGTTGCCTGTGACATTACATATACAGGCGCATTTATTTTTCCTACTAGTTCATATCTCAGGTTAGTATTAGTAGCAGAATCGCTTGGGAGAGAGGTAACTTGAACAACAGGCTTACTACTTGTCTCGCCCTCTACATTACCACTCATCAAGTCAACACCACTAGCAGCTCTATTACCAACGATATAATTCTCTGGTGCATCATAAATAGGCCTTGACATTGAATAAGTATGTTTGTGTCCACCCATAACAAGTCGAATACCATACTTCTTGAATAACCTAGACCACCTAAAGCTACCACCATTAGAAGATACACCATTTAACTTTGAACCACCTCTATCTGTCTTACTCTTATACTTATCAACAGTAACGATAGTAAATGGCATCTCATGGGTAAATACAATGGTCTTATAACAATCTGATGGCTGAAGTTGTTTATTAGTATCGGCCTCAATTGTTGCTAAGTTTGTTCCCTTCCACAATAACAAGTCCTTTCTAAACCAATCTTCTAGTTGACCAAGACACTGTGATAAGAACTCCTTACCAATATCCTGTGTAAGAGATGTATAAACCGTTACCGTATTTGATCTAAACTCTGAATTGATAGATACAAAGTGATAATCTCCGAAATTGAATGAATAGAGAGATGGCATATAGTACTCAAAACCATAAGCATTGCCACCTACTTGACCATCTTCAATCAGTCCAGTTATATACTTAGTGGTGTTATTCTTATTAAACAGTCTTGCACCATTTCTGTACTTAAAGATAGCTGGGTTATTCTCATCTAGTTCAAATGTATAATAGTAGACAACGTTGGTATGATTGATTTTATAAGAACTAGGAATACCATTACCAAGTTCATACTCATTCTTACCACACAAGTCATTATTACCAATTGTGAACATCTCCTCCTTACCTCTGAGCGCTTCTCTACCCTCATAGTAATCAAGCCACTCATTTTCACGGTTACCACTCTGAGTAATGTCACCAGTATTAATAGTAAACAGTGACTCATTCTCCTCAGCGGCAATAAAACTAGCTGACTTCTTCCAAGCAATGTACTCCATATAATTGAATCCTTGCTGGTCAGTCACTTGAATAAATGAATAACCTCTTGCATTGATTACACTATCTGCATAAACTGTAAATGTTAAGATATCGCTAGTATAAGACTCATCACCTTCACGTCTTACTCTGTATTGATAAGTACCTGCCTCTAAGTCTCTGATGATTACCTTATGTGTTGTTACTGCTACTCCACTTGTTGCAATCCATCTAATTCTCTTATACTGATTGATAAATTTCTTAACATTAGAGTCCCCAGCATAATCACCGCCTGTCTTAATGCTATTCTCTGTGATTGAGCTTAATTTCGTCCAACCTGCACTGCTTGTTTTCTTATACTCAACAAATTCATCATAATAACCAACAGATATCCAGTTAAGACATCTACTAGCTTTCTTTCTTCCTGCTTCATTATGTGTTGCTTGTCTACCAAATGTTAAGTTTACATAATTAGGCTTGCTTGGGTCAAATGTAGTGTTGGTAGTAAATAAGTTCTTACCATACGCAGAAGACCTAGGCGTGAATCTAACCTTATCACTCTCCTTGAAATATGACTTAAGTACGTTAGTTTTATCATCATGTACAGTTAAGTCGATGTATGTCCAAAGCGCCTTACTATTTCTAGCACTATACGCCTTATATGCCTGCGTGGAAGGATCTAAGTAGTACCACCTAAAGAATAAGCAGTTATCCATCTTACTAGTAGGGGCAATATCTACACTCTGACCACCTTCGCCTGCACCTGTTCTAATACCAACAGAGTCAACATAGCCAGGAATTACGTCACTGCTATATGGGGTTAAGAAATCTGATAGGTCTGATACTGGATGAAGTGCCTTGTCTGACTTATAGATCTGAATTGTTCCACCAGCATCTACACTACCCCAGCACAAATAGAATGTACTACCTGTCTGATCAAATTTAATTAATTCACGAGCTGGATTAATCTTACCAGTCTCAGTATTTCCCTTATACCACTGAAGATCGTATGAATCTACATTGATGATAGTAGTGTTAGTAACGTTAGAGCACTGTGCACCTCTCACTAAGAAAGTACTCCCTGCCTTAATAGTACCTACTAGTGGTAACCACTCCCAATTAGATGTACTACCAGGTCTATATAGAAGGTAGAGTCCGTTTAAGTTAATATCGGATGTAGATGAATTACTTAGCTCTACGAAATTATGTGAGCAAGATATAAAACTATGCTCATCATTATCACCTCCGCAAAACACAGAGCTGATATTTAGGAAGTGACTAACATAGTTTCCACCCTTACTATCACTATCTGGCTGGCCTAAATCAAGTCTATCGTTCCTATATATAATTAAGTTGCCATTCTCGTTTACCCTGGCACTATATTTATTACTTGCTAGGTCTACAAAATCAAGGGAGTTAAAATCGATTCCACCCTCTATTAATTTTCTTAATTCTTCTGCTGACATATTATTATTTTCAGTAGGATTTGTAACTACTCCTGATCCACCAGTTGTAGAAACCTGTTTAAATTTACCCCCTATGTAGATAAATAAGCTACCCTCTTTATCTTTTCCTTGGTCTGTTATCCAAATGAGCTCACCATCTATTAAGTTCTGGTAGTTGGTCTTAAAATTCTGGGCAGTATCTACCTTAATACTAATATTAGGTACTGTATGTTTCAGCGCTTCTGTAGTGGGCCTGATAGTATCTCCTTCTGCCTCTCCGGTTCCAGGATTGATAAGACCTGTTGTACCAATCATCTTATGTCTCCAGGAATTACTAGAATCGCCGGCTACTACACCATAATTTAAGATACTCAACAGACTCTCTACCTGTTTCTGGAGACTAGCAACAGACCTATTAAGACTAGCTATCTCCTCTGAACTTGCATCAATATCTCTACTAACATGGCTACCTGTATCGAACCAAATCTTATTCTGATCTCTTACTGCCGGCTCATTATCAGAAACTACTATGTCCTCTGATGATATTTCTTCCCAACTACCAAGATCTGATTCAACAACTTCTGCTTCATTCTCAAACAATGTACCATCTACGTGCTTAAACTTGACACACCTATAAGTAGTACCGGTCTCTCTTACATAACAGATCGATCCGATTGTTAGTCGAAATGCAGGTATATTGCCCAGGTCAGTTAATGTGTCTACCTCTTTATGACCACCCTTTCCATATATTGCTTGATGTGTTGGGTATTTATCAAGGTCTGTAAAAGGTACAATAGGGGCTGATATGTTTGTTCCTCTTAATTCTGACATATCTTAAAAAATTTCTCTAATATCATTTATCTTGACAACCCTTAATTTTCCCAGGTCTATCAAGTCTGTTCCATTCCAGAATAGTGTTGAATACTCAGGCAGCTTAACATACATAGATTTCTCCGTCATATTCTTAACAACACCACTAGTATCTGAATCTGCCACATATAATTTCTTGATAGACTTGATATAATAGATTCCTCCCTGTTTCATACCAGATGTCGGAATTTCATCAAACATTCCATCAAGATAAACAATACCACTAGTTTTAAAGTCGAGCAGCTTGTCTTTTAATTGCTCCTCGATATTATGGTTTAAGAGGTCGTTTAAGTGATCGTCCCCTACACCATTAATAACAATACCGTCAAAATCACCAAATACATAGTTCTGTCTGAAGTCATATATCTTAATTGGTTCTTTCTTTAGGTATACAAAATATTCTTCGCCATCAATTACATAATGGTTATCATAGATAATGTAGTCCTTTAAGTAATCGATGCCATGATAATCGTAGATGTGGTCCAAGAAACCATACTTCTTAGGATAACAATAAACAGTCTTAGATAGTTCCTTTATATCAATGTCAACCCATTCTAAGCTTCTACGATTATTTAGTTTTTTCTTCTCTAGTCCCTTAATATTCTCTACACTAGGTGTCCAATCAGGTGCAACTCTTCCATAATAGAAAATGTAGCCGAAACGAATACTTACTTTTTCTCTTATGTGCTGAAAAACTCCCTCTGCTAACTCTACCTTACTTATTACCTCAATATCCTTGTCGGTAGTTAGATTCTGTAGTCTATACTTCCCACCACTTAATGTAATCTCTTGTCCATCTATAGAATAGCTGCACTTACTACTTATATCGTTTCCAGCATGATCTAAAGTTCTAATGCTTAAGTTTACATCCTTCACATCACCAACTTTAAACAAGAAACCACTATCACTAGTAATCTCAAGCCTATCATTCCTAGATAAGATATCACCAAGTAACGTCTGTACACTATCTGTTGAGAAGAATTCGTCCTCTCTCTTGCACTTTCCATCCCTATAGAACCAACGATAGCCAGTCTCTAGGTCGATGAAAATAAAAGGACCACCAGTAATAAGTTCAATCCGTCTGTTAGCCTCATTCTCTGGCTTATAGACATAGTACCACTTATTATCAGGGTCTTTGTAAATATATAACTCATTATGAACTAGTGATGAAACATCTGCGAGTGACTCTACTACTTTTCTAACTACTACAGATCCACCTGCACTAATTATTCTATAGCAATCCTCACCAGTTCCATCTTTAATACCAATAGCTACTAAAGTCCCGATATCTGTTTTCTTATCTGGGTCCTTCTTGTAGTTTAGCATTACTACCTCACCTTTCAAAAATCCCCTCTCGTTAAGTCTAATTACTGCCACTGCTCTAGACTCTTCGATATACTTACTACTGGAGACTTTAATTCTATAGTCTTTGTTCATTTTTAGTTCTGATTGTATTTAAAGAAGAACAGGGGGAAGCTTAGTTGTAAATCACTTATACCTCTAAACTTCCCAATGTTCTAGTCATATATAAGACTTCTACGTGCTCTCAACTACTATTTAGTCAATTTCACATCTACATCGAAAATAATAGTAACCTGATTACCCTTACCATCACTAATCCTAAAAGAATCAATTGTCTTTATATCTTCCTTCTTACCTGCAAACAAAGTACAGAAGTAATAGTTAAAGATAATCTGACCAATTACATCTCTTGACCTGTTAGTAATAGGATATAGTGGGTAGTCATTACTTGATTGTATTTTTTCGATAATCAAGGTATTACTACTCTGTGTTCCAAACTGTGTACCAGTACTTGTCGGTAATTCAGCAGAGGCAACATAGATAGGATATATGGCAGTCAGTATTGAAAGTAGGTATCTACTGTAGTCGCCCATATTATCAAACAAACTCTTAGTAATGGTCTCGACATCACTCTTTATCTTAATTGTCAGGATGTTACTTTCTTCGGAGCCTACAAATAACCTAGACTTTACATTGTCCATTGTATAAGTTCCATCTTCCTTAGTTGGAATGTAAGAAACAATAATACCATGAGTGTAAGGTTCTTGTAGGAATGATGGATTTTGTTGAGCTGTGTCATAAACTATCTGACCGGTCTCTTTCCCCTCAGTTGCAAACCTAATGGAGAAGTTATCAGGCACTCTATCTTTTGACAAGGCTAAGATTTTTGGGAGGTTGGTCGAATTGCAGAAGTTCTCAATACTACTACTTGATGGTTCTAATTCAATTCCACCATTATAACCAACTCTACTAGCCCTACTTGCAAAATCTACCTTCAAAAATTTCTTACCAAATAAACTCTCTACTGTAATTAGATTTAATATGTTTTTTCCATCATAAGGAGATTTATCATGTTCCTGTGTGATGATAGTATTTTCAAACAATGGATTTAGTTCTATTGTTTTCTTACCACCACTCGCCGGAATAATGCCACTAAACTCTTGGCTAAACGTATGATAATCTCTACTGCTCTCTGATCCAACATTGCGCCCAAAACCTATATATAAATCAAATACTTCTTTCGTCGTTCCTGCTATAAGATTGACGACCTCCTGTGGATAAGACTTTTCGCCTATCCTTATGTTTCTATTACTGTCTAAGATAAAATTATCCTTGTCGATATATGATTCTATCTCAAGTGTACCTATGTAGTGCTCATCATCTCGAGAAGTCAGTTGGTAAGTGTCTGGTGCCTTATACTGAATTTCAATAGGTCCCTTGTCATACCTATTTAAGTAGACCTTATTATCTTCAGGCAACTTAAAACCCACCACACCTCTTAATACTCTAACTTTAAAGCTCTGACCAGGTACTGAAATATCAACTAGTAACTTCTGATCTGGTAGTACGTTATGATGGTTTTGAGTTGGTGGTGTAACATAGATCTTATTATTATACCTTGGCTGTGAGTATATATTTGAGACAGACACTCTAGGTACTATCAACCTATTATACACATTATACTCAACCTTCTTACCTGTGCCTACCTGTTCAAGCTTAACAGTATCTATGACTGGTATTGGATAAGACTGATTGATCTTGCTTGGGTACTCTTCATACACAACGCTTTCCTTAGTATAACGATAACCTTTATTACTACCATCATACTTGCCACCAACCTTTACCTTATTACCAACAAAACCTGATAAGTCAACCACAGTATCCCTAACTGATTTACTACTAACTGACGTACTTAGCTTTGTTTCAATACTAGACTTATATGCAAGGCTGAAACTATACTCCTTTTCTTCGATGTTATAGGTACAGAATATATCCTTCCCCGATCCACTCTTTATCAGTGCACTACTAATAGGATCATCGCCAAATAATTCAATACTAGACTTAAGTGTTTCACCTGTACTTGTAAGAGATCCCAAGTCCTTACCGTCTTCACTAGGAATACTATCTATATAATACCTCCTAAGCTGAACGGTTTTACTAATGGTTGGATCACTCTTGTAGGATATGTTGATCTCAGTCTTCAAGTTCTGGTATGGTGTTCTAAATGAATTCTTCTCACCTCCCTCAAATACTAAGTAGACTGGAACATATTGACCAGGTGCAGTTCTATCAAATTCAACACTCAATGTATTTTTCAGGACCTTATTATTTTCGTCAATAAAGTGTAAGCTATCATTCCCACTTAGTGTAACGACAAACTCCTCTGTACAACTAACAAATATTCGATAGATGCCGATGTAGTCAAGAGGAAGTACGTTAATACCATTCCATAGTTTATTATCGTCTGTCCTAACTATAATATTATCTTCAGAACTTTCAGACTTTACTCTCGTCCTTACATTAGCAGTCGATACACCATTATTCTTCATCATCAAGTATTTCCAGTCTGATAGTAAGTCCTCTACCTTTATAGTGTTATCGCTTACTCTATCCGCTACGAAACTACTAATGATGTCATGTGTTTTTACAGGGTTAGCTTTGTTCTTCAATTCAATCTTATACTTGGCTGTCGACAAGTCTTTATTAGAATTAGATACTACAAACTTTCCATCACCTAGGTCAAGAAATTCAGGATTCAATAAGTTATCTGGATTACTAGACACTACCTGAAGCTTATTATCACTTCTTATACCTACTTCTTTCCAATGTGTGTAGTCATCGATTGGCTTAGATAATGCAATTACTGCAGATTCACCCTCACTTCTGAAATCAATATAGTCATTTTCACTGTCGTATGGCTTGTAGGTATTAACTAACATCTTGAACTTTTCAACTTTTCTAATACCTGAATTAATCTTACCAAGTGTTATTATATCACCTACTGAATGATTACTTAATTTACTATCATTGCTCGTATACTTATCAAACTTTTCCTGATCGTCAAATTCAAAATCAAGACCACTATTACTTGCAGATGTTACACCATGATTTCCAGTTAGTTCTATCCACTCTGGCTTCTTATTCTCTACATATACCTTAATCCGGTCTATCTTAAATCCCTGTATACAATAGAATTCTTCAACTATCTTATGATCCTTTATTGCAGACCTCAGCTCTACCTTCGCCTTTATTATATCAGGCATGTTAGAACTATTAGTAGGAAGCCAATAACGATCTGAGTTATTTTCCCCCTTAGCAGTAATTATCACCCTATACCTGAACCATCCAGCCTTCTTAGTACTCTCAACTGCTGATTCTACTTTGATATTAAAAAACTCTTCAAGCCTTCCACTCTCTAGGACAATACTATTCCTAGGTATATTCTCATCTACTAAGAACTCAAACCAATGCTCAGCAATATCTTGGTTATCTGTATTCTCAAAAGTCTTTCCTGACCAGTCAAACATATAGAGCCTCTTAAGACTATTATCGTTCTCCTTTAAGAAATACTGAGTTGAGCTAGTAAGGGTAGAATAAGAGCTAGATGACGTATCCCTTGCCATAACCAGATCAAGCTTACAAGATCCAGCACTTGCATACATAACATCTCTCCAGTTTGTATTGTCGATCTCACCACTAGTCGGAGCTCTCTTGAATGTAATACTACCTATTTCAATTTCTGTCTCAGTACTAGGCATGTCATAAGAAGTAATTGATATCTTCCCCGACTCACCAACTGTCTCTACTATCTTTCCAATCCGTCTATCTACAAAGTTGACAGATTCATTAAAGAAACTATAACTACAAACCCAAGTATTATATCCCTCTACTAGTTTCTCGGATGTTACATAGTAGTCTGATTTCTTCTTACCAATTATACCATCTAAGTGACCTACAAAATTACCTTTACTGTTCTTATCTAGGCTATTTGTTCTAGTGAGATCTCTGATGGCAAGAGGTAGTGACGGTCCCTGTACACAATAGAACTGAATCTTATTATTAGGACCAAGGCTAATAGTACATGACATTAAAGTACTAGTACCACCTGACATCGGATACCAGGATGAGCTTGTATTTTTATTACTAGTTCCTATCTGTATTGAATAAGGATGTGCACCACTCTTAGCTTCTTCATCTAGCTTAGTAATAATCGTACCAAAATACTCATTCCACTGTGGGGAGCTTGGTATGATTTTAATACTTTTCGGATCAACTCTCTTCTTAAGCTTTACTACAATTTCATGATACCTAGTAAGACCACTTCTTGATGTACCTACTGCATTACCCCCGCTATCGAAAAGGAATACATGCTTTCCACCCTCAAATAGGTTAGTGGAGGTACTTGGTTTGCCCCATGTTGAATACTGATATAGGTTAATCTTGTTTGACACTAGTGGAACAGGTAGGCCCTCTTTCATTTCGTCTTTAAAATAGATCTCCCCTTGAAAACTAGTAGTAGATGAATCCTCAACCCCTATATACTCAATAGTCCTGTTATCGACTATCTTGAATTTTTCTTGATCAATATTACCTAGTCCTTTTAATACTACATTACTTAGATCACCTTTTACGTTCTCCTTCTGTAGTATAAACTTTCCCTCCTTTACTTCATAGAGGTCATATACACACTCACCACTTAAAGTAACAGTTCCAGAGGTGCTAGGTAGGTAATAGTTCTGAGTACCATCACTATCTTTATAACCTACTAAGTTACTTGAGTAGATATTGATTTTCTTGTATCTCTTATAATAACTACTACTAAATATCTTCTTACCATCTTTATTCAGGTAGGTAGGAATATTATTAGTACTTATTTTATTTCTGACGTATTTTAGATATGAATTTTTAGAAACTAGCTCATCTTCTCTACCGTCAGCTACAAATATATTAGTACCTACCACATTAGACTTACTCTCTAGGTATTTCTGATTCTTACCTTCTACCCTACTTACAATATTAGCAAGCATGGTGAGAGGAAACTTGACTGTAACATGATTCAATCCACTACCTGTTAAGTTAAGCATTGAACTATCTTCACCGTACAATACTAATGCAGGGCCCTCTACTACTTCATACAAGCTATCTTCAAATAAGTAGATAACAAATGGATTACTACCTGTCTCTTTTCTCAGCTCTTTAGTACCTGGGAAAGTAAGGTCCATAGTTTTTCTCTCATCATCCCAGATATAATTAAACTTACCTGATACTACCTGTCTCTGAGAATTTACATCAAGTAGGAGGTCTTTTTTCAACAGTGCACAAACTTTATACTCACTAAAGCTCATTGTTATACCCACTGTTCCAAGCCTACTCAAGAAAGACTCGCTAAATTTTATTTTCATATACTACAAATAATTTACAAGACTACCAAGCCTATAGAACACCAGACCACAGAGACCACCAATTATCTCAAAGTCCGTCAAGGAAGTAGGAAGAGTATTTCGCCTAAAGTAAGCTAAGAAACTCCTCTGCAAGTCTAAGATACTGTTAGTTGAATTAATGCTATTGTCTATCATCAACCTCTTTCTATTGCCAGGTACCTTATATTCCTTAAGTGCATCTAAGTTATTATAGTATGTACTTAGATAATCACTAGCTCCTGATGTCATGAACTTTCCATCACTGTCGAATAATGTATAAGTGATTTCGCTCAGTCTATCAGGGTTTGGGTTCTTTATAATTAAGACTTGATTATTTATAAACATTACGCCACCTAACTCACTAGACCTAATAAGTACTGTCTTGGTCATATTAGTTAGGATCTTTATATCTATTGTTGGGTGACCTATTATAAACCACTCACCTCTTTTTCCCTCTACATTAATACTGCACTCACTGCTATACCTACCTAAATCAAAGTGGATATCCGTTAGCTCTGGAATTGACTTCTCCGCCTCTTCCTTAGTTGCGAATATTAGTTTCTTAGTAGTCCTGACTTGATTTCTAATGTCTAATGGGTCAAGCAAGGCAAGATCATCCCCAAAGTTCATCCACCCTGCATTATTGTCATTATCCCGGTTATCCTGCAAGTCAAGATTAAACACTTTCCTCGCTACCTCACCAGTTTCATTGTTAGTGTGAGCAGTTTGTACTAAGTTTCCAGAAAAGAACTCAATCTTACTTTTATAGTTGATATCATAGCTCGGTAGTCTATAAACACTACTATTAAGGATAAGTCTCCCTGTGTTTACTGGATTAGTATACATAACCGTATTTCCTACTAAGTTCTTTCTAGCGAGTGAATAGATTGAGTAGTTATTTCCTATATTCCATACATACAATGCTGGATCACCCTTATAGAAACCGAGCTGATAATTACCAAATGCGTTATTGAATCTATCTACATGCAGGTTCTTATTAATACAAAGTTTGGTCTTCTCGATTACCTTATTGTTTCTGTCAAGTATAAATGAGTTAGTGTCGGAGAAAATATACTGACCTCTTCCACTTACGGTACTATAGATTCTGTTAGTATATAGTGGCCTTTCTACGTGACCTACTTTCTCCTTCGCACTACTTACACTTGCATAGTTCCAGTTCTCAGTTCCCCTTAAGTCTCTCTTGCTTAGATTTGCAGTACTACTTAAATTATCGAGGAGGTTTAATTTTTCTGTATCAAATAAGAGCTGGTTGTCAAAGCCAATATAGATATGAAGATTTCTAACATAGTAGTTCTTTCTAATCATATACTTGCCAGACTCTGTAAACACACTACTACCTTGTGGCTCTAAGAATGTTGAAAATCCAATGGGGACTAATTCGAATCCTCCATTACTACATAGATATACAATTACATTAAAACCATCAGGGCCAACAATATTATCCTTCCTGTTACTTACTATGAAGTCAGAATAATACTTACTACTGGGATCTGTTGACCTATTTACTTCTGATACATTATATACAAGTTCACCCGAGTTGTTCTTTATCTTTAGTATCTTCTCAACTGCTTCATGAATACCTCGCTTGTCAGGTGTCTTGCTAAGTAGGGGTAAGAAATTTGACTTGCTAATACTGATACCGTCTACGTACAGATCATTAGCTCTCTTACTGAAAGATTCTGTGTTATATACAAGTACATACTCACAGTCAACCAACTTACCTGCACCTAACATATAAGTATTATAAATTTCCATACGTTACTGTACAATTACTAATTACACATTCATCAATCTCAGAATCATCAGGAATAACTCTAAGTATGTTATCAATATACTCAACGCTAACCTCATTATTAATTGGTTTAATGAAGTTATTTCCTGTATATCCTACTATCTCTTCTGGTGTATCTGGGAACTTAAATGCCTCAAATACCATGTTGTGACTATGTATCTGATCGCCCTTTGAATACTTAATACTCAAGTCAACCTTAGCAGAGATACCACCAACAGAGGCCTTCTTAAATAGATTCTCAAGACTTAATGTACTTGTATACTGATCTGGTCCTACTAAGTCCATTGTTACTGAATCATTTAAGATATCAAATACCAGCTCAGATGAATTGTACAAGTACACAGTTTTACTTTCTTTCATATTTTTGAACATTTGTATTATGTCCGAGTGTTCGACTTTATAACTCTCTAGATCTGATTTTATACTGTCGGTGATTTCTTTTCCTGGGCTGACCATGTAATAACCAGTTTCTAGCATCTTATCATCACTACTAGCTACTGACCTCCTAAGCTTCCTATCACCGTCTATATATTTCCTATCCGCAATATTCCAACCACGACTACCTAGCTTATTGAATAACTCTGACGTAGTAATTGGGCGGTAAGGACTATTGTAATTATCGTACCTGAGTAATCCATTTGAGGTACTATCTACAATAATATCTCCCGCCACATATACGTCAGAAATACCCTCACTACTTATGTCGAGCTTTTTCTTAATCTTAGCCATGTACTGTAATCTTTGTAATGTTTGATTCTGCACCGTTACTCTTTGGCGTCACTCTTATTGTAAGCCTCTCATAACCATCAGAAAACGATAGATCACAACCTAGGTCAGAATTAGGTGATAGACTAACTGTGTAGATGTTACCAGATGACTCAACAGTTTCGGCAATATCACTAACATTGACAACGATAGTGTCTTTCCTACTTTCTGTTCCTTTAACCGTTAGTGTATCTATCTGTATTGACTTATGTATATATATCATTGGTGGAATTCCAGTAATGCCAGGGAAATCTCTAGGCCTCAATGTAACCTGATTTACCCCCTTGCTAAGAATTACATTACTATCTATATCCTTAACAAATTGCTGATAATAACAAGACTGGAATATTGCCTTACTGTTACCACTACTCAATGAAAATATAACATTATTATTTTTGTCATCGAAGGAAACACTTAGTACAATATCAGAATCAGAACAACCTACTTTATAACTAACCGCTGTCTTTGCTCTCAACAAGGTACCAAGCTCCACTGTAACATCATGAACCCTAAGAAATCCTTGAAGATCAACAGTACTAATAGTGAAAGTAGTTGGTACTTCATCTAAGGTCTTATCTGATTTTACTAGGCTATTAAGTTTTCCGTATGGTATTTCAATCCTACTAGAATTACTTGGAATATCTAGACTCTTAAATCTGAAATTATTAGACATTACTAGTTGAAGCTTCCTATACTTCTCTATTTCGCTAAGATAATAACCCCTTACCTGACTGAGCTCCTTCTGAAAATTAGGATCAACACCATTAGATACCCAAGTAGTATTGCCAGATATTGAGAAACTACCATCACTACTAATTACATACCTATACAAGGTTGTTACTGCAAGGTTAGATATTTTAGTAAGCTCTTGAATCCTAGTAATACTTGGATCACCGCTAGATGCACTATCAGAATCTATGTATGTATATTGTCTAAGTACATACCTAATACCAGTCTCACCATCGGTACGTGGCAAGATTTTCTCTACCTCACTATTAGGATCAACATTAAATATTGCATTATTCAAGTCACTCTTACATAATATCGCATCGAGTGGATTCGTATAAGCACTTACATCCTCTGTACTGGCGAAGCTGGATGAAATTATCTTAAGATCGCTAGTTATTTTGTTACTGATGAGTCCTTGTTCATTATAACCGGACATGTAAGAAGAAAGAATACTGTCTAGAGATACTGCAGACAAGACACAATCTTTTTTCATTGCACCTTTCTTATACTCCTCCAGACTTGTACAATTATTTCCTACATAGACTTCAAAATAATCAGGGCTAGTACGTGGTATGTTTCCTTTAGTTGTCTGTAGTACCTTGTAGAGTACCTCACTATCAAGTACAAAATCACCAGGTTCAAACTCGACGTTAGAGTTATACCTGTAGATTCCCTTAATGCTTTTATTATTTATTATCATATCCTATAAAAATCTTATAGTTCCCTTCATAGATACTAGCTGAACCTGCTGGATGTTCAAAACTGATAATGATATCGTGCTTACCTGTCAAGTTCTTCTCCGCTAAGGAACCATACTTACTAATACCTGGTGTTCCCGTATAATCACTCCCCGGTATTGGTTTATTATTATCGTCTACCGCTCCCTTGATTAAATATGAATTAAGAGATACATACGGAACTGTTGTGCCTGGGATATAAAATCTATTCTGTGTAGGACTTAATGTACCACCAGATAATAAGTCAGTATCATCATCCTTTAGTATCTTAATCTTTGGTACCTTATGCTGTTCTGATGCGATAGTAAACTTAACAGAACCTCCATAATTTGTAGACTCTGAATAACTACTTACTTCAAATCCATCAAACTTAGCAATATTTATCGTATAGACTCTAGAATTAAGCTCCACTGTGTAGATAGGAAATGCATTCTTTTCAACCAGGTCATCTACATAGAGACTAGTAAACTCAAGGTCACTAAATTTCTCAGTGCTTAACCTTCTCTTAATAAATTCACTGGTCTTAGGTAAGATACTAGATTCTGACTCATATGGATCGTAGTAGTTAGAAACAATACTACCAAATTCGTACTTATTCGGATCTACTAGTAGTTTAAATGAGAAGTTATTACCTGTCTCAACTACAAATGCACTCTCACCTGTTGAATTTCCTGAGGAGTCCATAAAGTTTCCATCATACCCAACAGGCTTATCATCTACCATCATAAGACCAAATGAATATCCACTAGGGTCAAGACTTTTATAATTCTTTCTAATCGTATCAAACATAGCGGTATCTAGTGGATGTCTGAATTTAGTATAGAAATCATTATCATACATACTTCTTGGCTTTGTACCATTTATTTTAAGATTTACAACTGGTACTACACTATTCCTCTTCAGTACTACATTGATAAGATAATTACTAGACTCTAATACCTCCATCACACTAGGAGTATTTGTATCTGCACTTAATAATTCAAAACCATCAGGGGCAGTAAATTGAATTGCTTTCCATTCCTCTTCACTACCTATTCCATGATACCCTGCACTGCTTTCTAAGTCCAGATTTATTACTAGGTTCCCATCAAAATAAGACCCGCTCAATCTATAATTATCCAATAGACCAGACCTACCACTCATACTAGAAGAGCCGTTGACTATAAAATTATTGACTAGCTTATTATCACCTTCATACAGTCTTACTTCTTTTTCGTAGTTGTGTCTGTCTGCAAAGGTAACATAGTCGATGCAGTAGTTTCCCAACTTAACAGGTATACTTAATGTTCTCTGTTCATCCTGTATTTCAAAATCCTGTTCTAGTATTGTACCACCATCGCCAGGAGTCACTACCACTGATATTTTCTTCTTGTGGTAATCCTTAAGTCTGCCTTCTAAGATCCACTTATCGCAACTAATGCCTGGTATGTTTCCTATATTATTATCAACTAGTGAGACCCAATAGTAACCATCATACTTACACCTACTGAGCATGCTGTATGAAAAAGCTGGATTATAGACTGTACTTACTATCTCCATCCAACCTCCATCTATACTAGGAGGACTTGGTGTTTTCTGTCTTAGTAAGCTTGTATATGTCTGACCACCTACTACTACTTGAGCGTTCTTAGTAAGTACCCAAGACTTTCCCTCATACCTAACCTCACTGCCAGTTTCATAGCACTTAGTTGGGTTGTAGTTAATATCTTTATCTCTCTTAAGGGGTGCCCAGATAAGTTTCAATGCTAATCTCGGCTTGTTAGATACAGGTGGATCACTAGTATCTTTTAGTGCGACATAGAGTGAATCTGTGTTATACTCTATGATACTGCCCTCCTTATATACTCTCCTTGGTTCATACCTATTGAGATGATTAAACCTTTCTAAGAGTGATGATAAGATAGGATGTTTATTAATCTTCTTGTTACCTAAGATTGTATCACTGTTATTGTCTACTACTATATCAGTTCCACCAAGAGATCCTACTATATCTACCTTATGATCTATCTCTTTTTTCTTGTCATTTCTCAATAAGTACTGACATAAGTTTCTCTCTGGATTATCACTCCCAGACCACATGAGATGAGATAAGTTGATATTACTAACTTTACCATCCTCACTTAATACAAGCCATAATAATTTCTTACTCAGTGCCTCTTCCTTATCCAGACCAATACAGACCTTCCATGTAGAGCGTAGTACAAAACTTCTTAAGCCCCCTACCGTTTCTAGTTCCAGTTCTGTCAGGTCTGGGTAGGAATCATATAGGTAGACTGTATCATAACCACTAGGAATATTGATCATTGTTAAGGTTTGATTATTAATGTCAATACTTCCAAAATAACCATACAGTTCCTCCTTACTTACTTTTGAGCCCGTTGGGAAAAATGTAGACTCTATCTTCTCTAAGTCACTTACACTAGGACCAATAATATCCCTAGAATTTTCAGATAAGTAGTTAATGGCTGGATCACTGTTAAACTTATACTTACTTGGAATAAACTTTAAACCATACTCAGCAAAATCACTAACTCCTAATAAACTGGACTTACTCGCGTGAATCTGTACTAAACATTTATCTAGGTCTTTAGAGTTTTCAAGTACTACAAAAGTCAATTCACGCAGGTTATCTTTATGTTCTACTATCATAATTATTCTGCTATATGATGTTGATAGTATATTTCACCATGACCTAAGTGATTAACAATACTACCATCTAAGTTAATACCAGCACTATTGATTATAATTTCAAGAGACTCAAAATACAGTAATGTCTTTAAGAAATCCTCCATTGCACTACAGAATAAATCTTTCCCCACCAAGATCTCACCAATCTCAATACTAATACTCCTAGCTGTATAGTTGATCTTTGACTTATCTGAATCAATCACACCATAGTACAAGAGATAATCAAAAACCTTATAAGTACCTTTGACACTATAAAATAATGTCGCTAGGTAGTTGATATTGCTACTATAATCTTCACTGGTCTGATCATCTTTCTTCGGTATACACAGGCCTAGGAATCTCTTAACTGGATCATTACTTAAGCTCCATTGAAAATCACTAAAAGAATCTATCTCATCTACTGCCTGCTCACCATAAGACGTCATCATCTGGTAAAGCTGCTCGATGATCTTAATTTCTCTTAAGTGTTTTGGTATATATATTTTCATCTTCCCTTAATTACTTGGTGTATGTGATACGAGAGTGCTGACATTATAGGTAATATCAAAGTAAGAGATAATTGGGTTTATATCTGACATCTCTACTACCTGACCACTAGAATTTAAGAAAGTAATACTAAGACTGTTTATTCTCTTAATATTACTAAACTTACTGATCAATGACTTAACTTCTTCTATTGTTGTATCATTAAAGACTGTGTTAAACTTTCTCTCGTACGTACTCTTTAAAATACTACCTATACTACCATTCAAGTCCTCAGTACTGTTTCTGTAAAGTTCTAGGGATATATTAAACTCTGCTGTATACCTCTCTCCCTTTTCGACTTTAATGTTCTTGGTGATTATATAGTATGCCTGCTCTTTCTCAATAAAATCAGAAATACTACTAACGCCTTTACCCGGATCATCACTAGTATCGGGAATTAATCTACTCTCATCTTTTGGTATGTAGTAGATTTTAAGTTCACTACCAGAATTATTACCCAGCGTTTTGAAAACATAAGAAGTACCTCCATTCTTTACGTACTGTGGGAAGTTCTCCTCTAAGATAGTACCAATATCATTATTACTGCGTACCATACTATTTACATACCTATTTCTATTCGCCTTGTAGTGAATTGTATTAAGATCATCCCTGCCTACTTCCTTAACAAAACAAAGACCACTACCTAGACTTGACTCACTATACATATTAACTCTTAGCCAGTTCTCATTAAATCCTACTAGCTCTGCACCCTTATATGATAGTCTGCGAAGCTCTGATTGGTTATAGTCCTCCAGCTTAGACCACTCAAAATAGGTAGCGCTGATCGTTGTGTTAACCTCAATACCCACTGAATCACCTCTGTCTGTTCTATCAAGGGTACTAAAATAATTGGCTGTATATATTCTACTACCAAAGCTAGGAAGGGTTAAGTCAAATACATACTTAGTTGGCTTTAGAATGTGATCAGCAAAATTTCTAGTCACTTCAGCTTGTTCTCTATTTACCTTAACTAGTACATCATTGCTCAGGTTATCAATAGGGCAATCAATGTAGTATGTATTCCTTGTGTTTACCGTCTTATCCACTTGATGTGTGGTAGGGGATATTAAGCAGATGATAATATAAGACTCAGTACTAACACTAGGCTTTAATGTAACACCACTATAGATAAACTCCCCCGGATATTTTTCAGGGTTAAGATTATCTAGGCCTGATAGTTTAGTATAATCAACTTCACTAGACCCGCCCCTATTCATACTACTTTCTTCTTGGCCACTATTCTCACTACTACTGCTAATAACACTACTGCTTATTACATTACTATCTCCCACTGACCTACTACCACTACTTAATCCAATATTAGAACTAGGTTGAATCAGCTTATAGTAACCAAGATAGTATACACTGAAACTTGAACTCTGCTGTATTAAGTCAAACGGTTTCAAGGTTAGGTAAGAGGTAGGACGAATTTTCATAACTACCCTAGGACATAACCCCCTAAACACACTATACATATTATCCATACAGTGCTGAATCTTTGAATTGATAAGGCTAGATTTCTCAAGACTTGATTCCTGTAAGTATGCAACATTCTCTACCTCACTGATATATGATGCATTTGCCAATAATTGTACAAGCACCTCAATACTATCACCTGTATATCCTAAGTTCTGGGCAATTGTGTAGTACTTGTTAATGTAATCCTGTAAATTTCTCATACTATAAATTAATATCTACTGTGTCCTTGGTGCTGTTAATACTCACCATTACACGAGCATTAGATGGACCTACTAATTCAACACTATCAATCTTCATAGTGTAACCAGGTAAGCCCATTCTCTTGTTAATATTCTCTACTAGTAATTGTAATCTTGACTCAATTGCCCCTAGTAGCTCGTCCTTGTGTATATTTGATGTGATGATATTAAAACCCACTGCACTGTTAGGTATGTCACCACTAAATATTGATATGTTCAGCCTGAGTAAGTCTAACATGTATAATTCAACCTTACTAGTACTCGAACCTGTGCTTAATAAATATCTCTTCATCCTACTACAACTTTTCCACATACCGCAACACCAGTACTACTAAGATGAGTTGCTGGGTAGGTTGGCGGTATTATACTATTAAGCCAGACTAAGATACTACTACAAATACCCTCCCATGCAATATTCTGGGCTGACTTATTTCCGTCCCCTATCATACTATACAGATCAGGGACAATCATGCCGGGTCTAAATGCTGGAGTAGGAGAAACTGGCACTACACTACCAGGACTACTCGAAATCATAAGACCACTCACTATGTTAGACTCCAATGACCCTAACCAATCTTTTAATGTAGTTCCGAAAGGGGGAGCTACGTTTCCTATTACACCTACACTGTCACTAACTATGTCCGGCTTACCACTAGGATCAGTACCAGTATAAGAAATAGAAATCTTTGTGTTCCCTACTAAGTACTCCGTCACTGCACTACTTATCGCAATGTTGGAAATATTAGGTGTGGAACTATTATAACTGCTGCCACTACTACCCACCTGACTGTTGAGATGAGAAATAATTAGACCTGCAAAACTACTCTTCGACATAAAAACATGAATAAAAAAGAATACAGTACACGAATCAATATCATGTTCTGTATTCTCTATATGAAAAAAGACAGTTAATCTACAACTATAAAGAAACTAGGGCACCTCACCTGCAGAATTGTTAAGTTTGAAATCATGCCTCATTCTTGTCCCCTTCTTCTTTTTATAGTTTTTCTAATAATTTAAAACCAGACGTTCTTTTATTACCGTCATGTACAGAAGTCCTCCTAAGTTTAAAGTACCTCTCAAGATCTATAGCCTTTGCAGTTACTTTATACCCTATCTCCTTATAAAGCTTTGCAAGTATTGATTTGATCTCTGCCTTTGTATAAGCTTTACCTACCTCGAATGTTGAAACTATCTTATCCTCTACTACTGACATATCAAAACTTCGTACGTTTAGAATATTATTTAAACTAGTTAACCTATAAGAACAAGCCTTACACTTTTCTGGCCCAATGATTGTCAAGTATTCCTTAAACCTCTTATCTGGTAATAGATCAAGTAGAGGTTCTAATTCGCCACCATTAAAATAATATTCGCATACATACCTCAATCTATGCTCCCTATTTTTCATTTCCTCATACTCTTTGAAGAATTCATGGATCAACTTCTTTTCCTCCTCTGTATAATCAACCATACTAACACCTAAACGAGACTTTACATAACTTACAATATCCTTCCTAGAATCATGCAACATCTCATTTACTAGAGATTCAGGACTTCCAGTATAAACCTTCTTAATTAGATCCCAGTTTCTATTTATTAAGTCTCTGAATTTTGTAAAGTATGTCTTAAATGATCTATGTCTTACTTTACTATAGAGATTCATAATGTCATCCTTAGACTGAATACTATTAAGAAGGTCAACTACCTCGTCATCCTTATAGAACATCTCTGCTCTTCCATCAAACTTTTTATCTGCCAGGTAATAATGTAGTCGCTTTTCACAAGCATGGTCGAACTCTGCACCAGTAAACACCTTGAAGACTTTGAAGAATGGATTACAAATATGATAGTCCTTTACTCTTCTATTAAAATTCTCAGTATAACCTATCTTGAAAATTCTGGTGAAACTTGTAATATTGTCAAAATCATCACCGACTATCATCTCAATTACGTAAATCATTTCTGCTGTTTTTTACTTAATAATCTAATTCCATGAACTCTCTTATCTCCTTCTTGAACAGATGCTCCTCTTGTTTCAAAGAACTTGGTAATATCTGTAGCCTTAGCTTTAGTTCTATAATCTACCTCCTTATATAGATTATTTAACTTTTCTTTTATAAAACTATTAGAGTACGCCTTTCCCTCTTCGAACTCTTCAAATACCCTAGTTTCTAATACTGACATATCAAAACTTCGTACGTTTAGAATATTATTTAAACTAGTTAACCTATAAGAACAAGCCTTACACTTTTCTGGCCCAATGACTGTCAAATACTCTTTAAATCTCTTCTCAGGCAGTAAGTCAAGTAAAGGTTCTAAGTCACCACCGTTGAAGTAATATTCACATACATACTTTAACTTGAGCTCTCTTCCCTTTAGTTTTTCATACTCTTTGAAGAATTCAGTAAACCTATCAGCAGTCCCAATATTACTTACCTTACCTAGCTCATTGAGAACAGAAAAACGATTTGCATAGTCAACCTGCTGCATTTCATAAGATCTAAGTTCTGCAATTCTTACTAGTTTGTTAAGTACTGGTACAAGCTTAATACTACCATCAGGATTCTTTACCTTATTAACAGCTACATAGTTCTTCTTATAATGCCAGAATCTAATATTATCTTGAAAAACCTCTGACAATTCCTTCTGCTCACCTGGATCACTCTTACCAAATGCACCTAATAACTTCTCTGTCTTCTCCGTTTTTTCCTTTATCTTTTTATTGAAATACTCCTCAGGTACTGCTCTTCCATCTAAGACTGGTCTGAAGAAAAGCGTTGCCTCATTCTTCCAGGGGTTCTCTTTCAACCTCTGACGTCCTAGTATCTGAGGGAGGTCTAATGTAATGTCGACTGCGAGGGTTTCTATATTTGCATCACTGATAATAAAACTCCTAGCATTGTCGGAATAGAAGTCAGCGCCTAGATAAACAGTCCTAGTGCAGAAGGTAAACATTTTTCTAGGCTCATCTCTTAGTGGAACCCTGCCAATGTCGTACTTCTTACCTAGTCTCTTATGTATTTTATTAACATTCTCTGGAGTATTAGCAACGAGTATATTTACTTGCCCAGGTGTCAACCCGGCTCTCTTAATGATACTAGTAATGTTATTTACTGAATTAACATAGAACACTACCTCTTTAGATTCTATCTTCTTAACATCCTTTTCGTTATCACTCTCTGGATCCCTAACATATCTATACTCAAACTTGCCTTCTATATAAGACTTGATGATTGGACCAGCCTCTGCATAAACTGACACTAGGTTCTTAACAGTTAGCTTTGGTTGATCTACTCTGTTATGATCTAATGTACACCAGTCTAGTTCATAGTATGGAAGGTCTTTAAATTCCTCCAACATATCCAGGTACTTCTTTATCATAGGAGTTGCACTAACATAGCATACTCTCTTAACACCACGTAAGTGACTCACGAATTGCATCTCTGTGTCGGATTTAAACTTGCTATCAGTGAATATGCTCTGGAACTCATCCACTATTACTCTAAAGTCAACATCGCTATAATTGAACTTAAGTATCTCCTTAACCAGTTTGTAAGAATCATAAGTAACAAGAATTTTCACTGGCTTCTCTTCGAATAGACACTTATTAACGTAACCTGTCAATTTCTTCGTCAGTTCCTGAAAGAAATTTTCCTTTGCCTTTTCAAGTTCCTCTTTTCTCTTCCTAATCTTCTCAGAGTTTGCATAAGGACTATACCCTTTATAACCAGCCTTGTCTATCTTAGTAAGGTCTTTATCAGTACCTGGGTCACTATCAAATTCATTAACCACTAAGAAAACATCATCTTTGTGCTGTTCATACTTGTTCTGAAGGAGAATTTTTCTAGGACTACACAAGATGACATTTTCATCATTCCTAATACAATACTCAGTAAACCCACACCCTGGAATTTGTTTGTTCAGAATGTGTGGAAAATCATGAAGCTTGAAGTCAGGTATATCCGACACATACCTATAACCAGCTGGTACTTCCGTAATGATCACTCTTCCGCGATCTTCTGTTTCTACTACTTTCTCTAGCATAAAATCTTACTATTTTAGTTATTTATTAATTATTCTCTTCTAACTTGGGCTATTCACCCCAAGCTAAGCCCCGCACACAAGAGACTCCCTTCGGTCACTCTTGCAACGGGTCTATATCTCACTAGTAAGTCTTTTATGTGGTATATTATGCAAAATATTCAGTTTTGAATACCTCAAATCATAATATATACTTATAGTATTTCTTTTCTTTAAAAAAGTGCACACTTGAAATACTCGGGGG